GTGGTGTTCGCGACGACAAAAAGCGACTGGAAGACGTTCTGTGATGAGATAGGCGGGTAGCCGCTGTTGACCATCGTCACATATATATTCCTGGCTGGGCCGGCCGCTCCTAAGGTCGCCGCTCCGTAACTGGAGAAACCCCGAAACGTGCTGGCGTAACAATTAAAGATTGTAATGCCATCGCCCCCGTCAACGCCGTTGTAGATGAAGCGCGGCCCCTCAGTTCCATTGTTAAAGCCGTCGAGAGAATCGCTGCCAAGTAACGTTACGTTGAACTTCCGATCTATTGTGATTCCTGCATGGGTATAGTCCCGATGACTTAGGTGCATGGTAGCGCCGTTGGGCCAAGCTATAAACGCGGCGTTCAATGCCGCCGAGGTGGCCGCTCCTGCCGCTGCCGAGTCTGCGCCCCACCATGCGATATGAAAATCCTTAAGGACGCTATTCCCCGTGAACGATGTTGTAATACCAGAAGCGAATATCTGGCGAGGTTCTGCTGACAGTGGACCAAGTATTGTCACGGTAGATGATCCGGTTAGGATTCCTTGTCCCTCAACCCTTACAGCAACAGTGGCGGGTATCGTCACATTTGACGCTACAGGCGTCGCTGAGTCTACGACAATAGTTCCACCACCTAATAGACCTATGGCTGTTATAGCGGCATTTAGTGATGCGTATTTGCTGGTGTGGAGAAGGTAAGCAGGAACGAGGGGATCGCTTGCTTCAATGAAGGTTACGTTTGCTGCGATTGTAGGGTTAACCGAAGCCTTTGCACGTCCCGCCAGAGTCGTAGTGGCGTAGTTCAACGTCCCCAACGCCGTATCAACTGCTTGCTGAAGCATCAAGGCAAAGTCTGCCTTGCTTAGTGTCTCCGGATGTCTCACGGGTGAGGGGAGATGCTTTAGAGTTTCCAAATAAAGCATCGTCAGCGGGCCGGAAGGATTTGCGGGAATCTGATAGTTGTCGAAAAGTAGCCCGTGGCGAATTCCCCTGGAATCGTAGATGCCCGCTTGTATTCGCGCCGTACCTGGTTGACCGTCCGTGGTAGTGGGAAACGTGATCGCGGGAACAATTAAATCCCCACCACTGACAGACCATGTGTTAGTGAGAAAGTAGTCTTTTGAATCAAGCGAGCCAGCCTTATATTTCGTGCCGTCAAGCGCCGTGAAATCTACGTTTGAGTAGTAACGAATAGTTCCCGAGGTACCCACGTTTGACGCAGGGTTTCCGACAGTCATCTGGGCCAGTGTTGTACTCATTTATGGCTTCTTCCCTAACGTGCCGGGTGCTCCAGCATAGGCCGCTCCAATTTGACCAGCAGCACCAAACCCTTGCTGTAATAATTGTGCCCATATACTCGGGGCCGGCCGGAAATTTGCCCAAGAATTAGTTGAGTTCTGGGAATTGTTTGACGCCATTCCCGCGAGGCCCATGCTTCTATTCTGCTGGAGACTCAATAGCGGTAAAAGGTTCCCTCTTACTTGCGCATCCTTCATCCTTACCCCAGTCTCAAACCCTCCTGAAGCATCTTGCTGTCTTTGATCGTCTTGCTGAGATCGGAGTAATTGAGAAAGCATCGGGTTAGAACCTTGCTGCCCTAATTGCAGAGCACCGATACCCATTCGTTCGCCTTCTTGTCTCTGAGACGCTTTGCCGTAAAGATCGAAATTCAATGCAGAGAGTTTGGAGTAGTCAACTGGACCGTCTTTCCCAGACGTGCCGTTAATCCAATCAAGGTTCTCTTTGTCGAGTGCGGTTTCAACAGGCTTCGGAGCCGCAGCGGCCGCCATTGCCGCGTCCTTCGCCGCGCGCTCAGCGGCCGCTTGGCGTTCGAGTTCAGCTTGTTTTGCTTTGTCTGTTTTCGAAGTCATTTAACGTCTCCAAATAGTGCCGGGAACGGGAATGAAACCTAACTGATGAACGAGAAGGTCAACGTGTGGATTTGTCGTAACCAATAACTCAGCCATGTCTTCCGTGTTATGAGTTCTTAGCTTGTCTATCAACTGCGATGCGAGGCCATTGCCTCGATACTTTTTATCCACCCAAAAAGGACTTGCTACCCACGTTTTTTCAGCTCCTGCACATCCGACAATTCGATCTCCTTCAAACACCGCGAGAATAACCGATTGCTCAACTTTAGGTAGTGGGAGCACTTCGGACGATCCGCACTCCCTATAAGCGCGTTCGAGTTCAGGCCACCGCTCGACTGGCAGAACCTCTATCTTCATGAGATCAACCCGTGCCCAGTTGCTGTGCGTACCCTATTAAGCAGCGCATTCAGTTGCGCTTTTGTCTCATTCGCTAACGTGATGACCGTGGCCAGGTCAGTAGCGTCAGCGGAGGCAACATCTGCGACCGCCGTTCCTCGCGCTCCAACGACTTTAGTTCCGGCAATCTTCAACGATGTCGTCAGATCGAGAGTCACGAAACGATCTGTCCATGCGCCGCTCGATACATGCCAGAGCTTGTTCTGATCGGTTGTGAAGAACAGACTTCCATTGTCATTTGCTGTAACCGTGATTGCTGCTCTCGTTGCGTTCGTGCCGACGTTGACTCCTACCAGGTACAGCCATTTAGTCCCGTCGTAGTAATAGAGCGTTGTGCGATCAGTTGAGAAGTAGCGATCCCCTGACTGCCCTGATGACGGACGACTGGCATGTGCGCCAAAAGTGAATGAAGCGTCAGATGTCCCTATTGCCTGCCGCGGCGAAACAAAGTTCGCTACCGCTTCAGCCGACGCCCCGGCTTGCCGTTGGGCCATCGTGATATCAATATCGGGCGCCTCGTATTTCATGTGATGTTTGAACTAACCCCGCGAAGTCTCACGGCATCCGGCCCTGCGTCTCCAGTTCCGCAAGGCTGAGATATGAATACCTGATGCGACTTAGCGCCTCTTACGTTCGGCTTTTGAGTAGGTAGATGTTGTCGGGTAGCCGTTGGCGTTATCGTGCAAGTATCCTTCGCTGTTGTAGTGTCCCCATTGGTGAAAATCTTGACCGTGACGGCGTTTGTTGAGTCCGATCTAAGCCCTACTTCCATTCGCAGTATTTGATCAGCCTCAGAGCCAGAGAGATGGAGTTGGCCATAAACCTGATAAGTCATTCCCGTTCCGCTATTGAAGGTGTAGAGACGAATTGTTGTGCCATCGTTTGCGGCGAGCAATAGTCCACCAGAGACAGGTACGCAGGCACATAGGTTTCCCGTTATCTTTATGCTCAAGTCAATCGGCGTATCCCATTTCTCACGTTGAGGATTGAACAGTAGAAGCGTTTGAGCATGACCGAATACGTCACGGTTATGATCTGAGTCGAAGCCTCCAACCACATTCGCCATCGTCCATCCGGCGGTATCGTCAGAAACGTCCATCGCAAAGTTCGTATCTGGTTCGCCCTTCTCGTCAATCCTTACGAGTCCTCGTTTGCCTGTAGCCGCATAGAGTCTTCCACCTTCGCCCAGAAACCAGCCGTTCGGGCTTGCAATGCCCGTGGTGGGCCAGATGACTCTTAATGAAAGAGGATTCCTTCCCCCGGTATACAGGAGAGCGGCCACATAACCCTCGCCAGCGATGTAAACAAACCCATCCGCTGCACGAGACAACACACCTTTGGGGGGAGCCGGAAGGAAGAGAAGGGAATCAGGTGGAAACGATTCGATGAATACTGGAAGCGAAACAGATATCGCGGTGCCAGGGCTTGTCGCTGTCACCCCTGCTGCGGTATCGCCATAGCAGCCGATAGCAGCGACCACATCCTCGATCGCGGCTGCAAAAACAGCAGCGGGGGGTGGGTAGTCAAGTATGGGAGCGAGGTTCTTACCAACCAACGATCCGTCTGCCCATTCCAACTCGACGGAGTTCGCTACTGTGTCAACGGTCGTAAGACTTGAGATTGCTATTTCGGTGAGTTCGTAGTCTGGACCAGTTGCGCCAAATCCTGCGGCTGTGACGCCTATTGCGATGCGATCAGCACCAACACTTGCCGCATAGGTTAAATCTGCTCCCGCGACCGTCAGGCGCATCTTAAAGCCGGAATTAACAATCACTGCTGATTGGGTGCTACGTCTTGATCTTCCTCCGGTAGCACCTCGCACAAACCAGATCACAGCAGAGTAGGTTCCTGCCATGATCGTTGAGGCTGACGGTGTGACCGCCAATGTGGGAGCGGTAGGTGGTTCTAAACCGAATGCGTAAGGCCCAGTTCCAGTGCCCGAATAACTACCCGACAGATAGAGAAGCATCTGCAAGGCAGTAGATGCGGCGACAGAACGATCTACACCACTAAGATAGAGTTCCCCCGAGCCAATGAAGCCAATAGCGCGCCCAATCAGTCCAATGACGTTTCCGATACCTGCGTGTGTCGCGTCCCCGAGGCCAGCGTAGGAGGCGTCAATGGCATTGAAGAGAAGGCGAGAACCTGAAACGGAATTGATTAAGGCTGGACCCTTGAAACATTGGCTCCGATTTTGTCCGAGGAAAAGGAGGTTCTTACTGCCGGCGGCACATTGACCTGGTTCGCCGCCAACTAAACTGGAGTTGGCAACGTAATGATCAAAGGTTGTCGTGGACAATACATCCATCTATTTCGCCAACACCTCAGCATCACTCATCAATCTTGGAGTCTTACTACTCATTGCCGCTTCGTTCTGCGCTATTGCATCGTTGTTCTTTAGAAGCCGTGAACGTAGCGGTCTTGCGTTCAGGTGCGGGCATTTCGAGCAACCCACCAGGGATACCATGTCGTTGTGAATCGGGCTGAATATCTTTGCTACCTCGAAACGAGGCGTGATCGCGATGTCTTGTTCACCGATCTTTGCTTCAGTGTCAGGGCAGTCGCACTTCTCCGCGTCGTCCATCTCTAAAGCCGTAACAATGCTTTCAAAGTATTCCGTTCTTACCGGATCAGGATGTATCTTTGCTGCTAATGAATACTTTCCCTGCATGGCTAACGCATCAGCATAATTAGCTCGTGCGAGTTCCTGCGCGTCTGGATTGTCCTTTGCGGCGATGATGTTTTGCTGCGCAGTCTTTTCCAATAACTCACCACGTCCGATAAGTCTCTCTGCTTCTGATAGGTGTCCACGACCGTGTGCGGCGAGAGCCAAATCTTGCCTTTGCGTTTCTGCGGCTTGCTGCTCTTCTGTGCCAACAAGCCACACAGGGAATTGAAAAGTCTTAGGCAGCTTTAGTCACCATCCCTTGAGAAATGTCGATCATTAGTTCCAGCAGAATGGGCTCATGTGAAAACACCACATTTCCAATTAGCGGAGGGTATGCAGCTCTCACCGTGGCATCGCCGGTCAGGACAGTGCGATCATTCCCCTTCATCGTGAACAAGGTATTGTTCTCGACTGCGTAGTACGCGTACTCCTGTGAGCGCGACAGATCCAGCGCACTGGAGCTGCCTACCCGTCTGAGTTTCCCCTCTGCGTTTGTACTCGAAATAACATCGGGATGAGTAACCTTAACGATCTCAGATGGAATCATTGACTCGCTTGTCAGTGCAGTATGCGTAGCTAATGAACCTTGTCCGCTCGTTAAAGTTAAAGTTACGGTGAAGTTCTTACGGTAAATCTCTGCTTCCGTATCGCCGAATCGCTCTCTAACTCTTATCGGTAGAAGTCGGAGAGCAGAAGGAACAAGGGTGGCAAGACGCGGGATAAGTGACGAGGGAATATCGGCCCCGGAAGACCGCAATCGCTCATAGGTATCATTTGCTAACGACTCGACTGTATAGCTCATGCCGCTAAGACCACCGTTTCACTTGGGCCAGGTTCTCGCTTTAGTAGTTCTGCATAATCTGCTCTCGCATCAGTAACTATGGTTGCCAGGGACGCGCCCATATCGCCTTCTTTGTAGCCGTCGCCGATTGATAGCCCTAAGAGCATGTCTTCGTCCGTTTCAGGAGATTGGCATGCACTCGAACGAGCAAACGTGGCTATCAACGCTTTCGCGTCAGAGCCCGTGTAGAACAGTTGCGATCCCCGCCGAATGTAATAGCCAGAAAGAACGGAACTAGCCGCATCGTGCGCAGCTCCATACCGAGAACTAGTGTTTGCTCGCCATCTCTCGATGTCTGCCAATGACAGCGAAGCATCAAACTTTCCTGCCTTGTAATCTGAATCCGAAGAAACATATTTGATTGTGACTTGTTCGATTGGCCCTAAGTGATCTGGAATAGTGCTACCATGAGCAATGCTTGCCGAGAGGCCAAGAAATAGTGAGCGGTAGCCGTCACCAACTCTCGCTGCTCTGGCCGCGCAGATACGCGCATCCGCCGCAAGGATGATGTTCGTTAGTTCGGTATCATTGCGACGGGTATCCGTCACGCCAGATGTTATCCACGTCGCGGCGGTTGCGGCGTTTAAGGCGGCGATGAGTCTGCCGCGCACTGTTGCTAGGTCGCATCTGGTAATAGCCATTTAGGTTGATTCAAAACGGATGATTAACGTTTGATCGGCTGATTCATCTGTTCTCACGTAGCGGGAATTCAGCATTACCTCTGAGGATGTATCCGCGCTGTCACTATCTGAATCGCCCGGGTGTATCTGAGCGTCGAAGTTGCTAGATGTCATCGCGCTGTTGCCTACCTTAATTCCGCCATTTGCATCTGTGTTGGTGTCAGGGGATTGCAGTATTAGTCCCGTGACCCATCCGGTTATAGGCGCATTCGCCCCCAGGATGGTGGCAAGGTTGCGATTACTCGCGGCAGTTAGCCCCGTGGCTGCGGCTATTATTACAACGGGCATGAAACCCTCCTTACGGAATAAAGAATCTAGTTCGATCTATAAACGGATAACTGCGGCGCAGCCGAGGCGGTGTAAAGACTCTAGCTTTTGCGGCCACGCCTTTTTGTAGCCCTTTCTTAGTGAACCTCTGCCACTGCTCGTCACTCTTGGCTAAACGGGTCGCCAACACCTTGCCTACATCCATTCCCATTAGCTCGCGACACTGCGCGGCCGTTCTCAGCTTCAGATATGAATCGTAGAGATTGCCGATCTCAGTTGAGGCGGCTAATTCGGGATTATCATTCCCCCCGCGCTCGTACCAGACCGTTAGCGTGTGTGAAGAGTCGGGTTGCCACGAGACCTCCCCGTCTGCTCCTCGAAACGTCACTGCCATCACCCCACCCATGCTTGCTTGTATCAAAGCATTCGGATCAACGATCTCCACAGGGTAGGAAATGTTTGTAGAAAGATCGGTTTGCAGTGTGACGTAAGAAGGCGCAGCCGAGTCGGGAGTAAGCGAGAAAGTAAACTCGTTCTCCGATAGTTGAACGGGCTGACTCGCTATCCGTCGTCCGCGATTCGTCAGTTCCAGATCGCGCAACATTTCATCTTCCGTCTCACATAGAACTTGAAAGACAAGCTGCTGCGGCAGACCGTTTTCCTTCAATGGCCTGTCGTCTGGATTGCCGCAGTATTCATAAACTTCGGCAACGAGTTGAGAGCGTAGAACGGACAATTAGCCTACCTTCCGCGCCAACTGCTTCTCGCCTTGGGCCGCAAGCAGTTGATCCACCTTTGCTTCAAGCGCAGCACGGGCCTCGCGCTCTTGGGCCAATTCCGCTGACATTGATTCCGCCGCCGATTCTTCTTTCAATGCCCGCCTTGCGAGAATGTCGATAGCCGCACTATTCCCACCTCCGGCCATGCGATTAACGCGCTCAGGGACTTCCTTGTTTAACTGTCCACATATCCAGTGATGAAATGGATTAGGATTAGATATCCCCGGCTTACCAACTTGAGCGTCGCTCATTGAGGTGATTAACGCTTCGTATTCAGCGTTCCCTCTCGTAAGCGCATCCTGCGAGCCGTTGAGAAGTATCTTTGCCAGTTCGCGAGCCTTGCCCTTATCTTCTTCGGGCAAATTGCTCTTATTGATTCGCTTCTCCGCGCCTGACGTGAACTCTTCCGCCATCTCGAAGATGCGGTACTCGAACGGCATCACCGTTTGGACGATCTGATTCACGCGCTCAAAGTCATCCATGCCGATCAGCGGTAGAAGAACTCGCAATCCTTCATCCTTGTAGCTGTCTCCCAATTCCGCTGCTTGAGCCTGCGCGTATTTCACGTATTCAATCTTGGGGATCATCTCGGAGTTCATGCTGAATCCCTGCGAGTGTGAATCACCAATAGCAGAGCGATCAGGTTCCCAAGATGTAAGGTTGCTCAACGGGTAGGGAACGCATCGCTTGAATTCCGTCCACCGTTGATCGTGGTAGCCCAACTGAGACTTGATCTCCAGCGGCCCCATATTGTTGATTCGTTTGTAGAGCGTGCAGACCCAGTGCGTCAGGCTCTTTTTAGCGGTCTGCTCAGGCGTCGCATTGCCCCTTGGCGGTAATACAGTTGGAATAGCTGTCGCTGCTTCGTTCATAGTCTCCTCCTCGCATCTAGCGGGGTATAAATTGTGGGTGGACAGCGCCGGTATAGATCGCGCCGCCCTGTTGTTGTCGTTGCCATTGAATCACCTGCCGCCGTTCAATTTCGCGGTCAGCTTGCTCCAATGAGTCGCGTTCGTTTTGTGGCGTCAGTTCCCATTGCCAGAGAGCGCGAGCCACTTCCAACGCTTCGTTATCGGGCGGGTGATAAGTTAAGTCTGCTCGTTCCAGGCGAAGCCAGTAGTCATAACACCCGTCAGATGGAAACTGATTGAGGAGCCGCTTGCCGCCGGCCTCGCGATTCTCTCGAGTGTAAGAACGTTTTGAGCCGCACTTATCACATGGCGGCACACTTCCAAGAAAGGCTAACGTCTCACGGCTACAAATAATTTCAGCGTCACAGCCTTTGCAGAAATAGAATTCCTGGACAACATCCGGAGCGATCAGTGTTTGATACCGGCCACTTCTCTTTAAGAATTCAGGGGAACGCCATATCTCGATAATCCAACGGCGTTCACCTAACTGCTCTCCGGCAAATCCAAAGTCGAGATACTTGATCACCTTGTCGGCTTGCATTGGGTCTTCATAAGTCGGCCCCCAACGCATTACTAAGTTCGGCTCGCCAAAGCGACTCTTGCCTGCGATTCTTTGCAGCTCACGACGGAACCACTTCGCCTCCCCGTCGCTGATCACGTCGCTCTCATTCAGCACGGTAAGCGTGGAAGGTCTTGTCAGATCGTATTCAGGGACTTCTAGCAAACCATTTCCTCGACTTCCGGTTCAGTTACTACCATCTGAATCTCTCTTTTGAATCGTGCATAGCAAAGCTCGCCATATCGCTTTGCCGTGGCATCCTTGTCGCCAACAATCGTATTCGCTACGTGCGCGAATGCAGAGTTAGCGCAACGGATCGCAATCATCTCTAAAGACTCCGGTTCGTTGTCTGGATGCTGTCGCGCTTGGTGGAAGAGATTCACCGCGTCCTTCACGGTTGCGAGACACCATTTTTCAACAAGCGTTTTTTGAATCGTGTTCATAGTAAAGAGGGGCGACACCTGCCGCCCCTTCTTCGAAGGAGCACCGAATGGCGTCGGTGGTTTAGTCTCTCTGCACCGTCAAAGACAGACGGATAATTCCCGCTGACTTCGGCGTGTAAGTGCCCAGGGCGGTGATGACCACCCAAAGCCCTGATCCGCCGTCAGCGCATTGATAGTTGAACGGCAATCCACTCGTTGTCGTGCTGTTTGCAGCGTGGCGAATCTGGCCCAACGTGCCGCCCGCCTGAGTAACTAGGATCGGAGGATCAATGTAGCCAAGATACGTTGACGGATTGGTTGATACCCCGGTGAACGCTGCGTTATCAGCGGCAGGGGTCAACACAGCGTTAAAGAGATGCAACCGAAACGTGGCCGTGGTAATCGTTTCCAAGTCGGAGGCTAACAAGAGTTCCATGATCCGACCTGATCCGCCGTTGAAACGGGCCGCATTAGGGAACGACATAGCGGCAGGCGTGGTGACTGGCCCAACAACATCGCCTGTCGCATACTGGGTTGTATCCGAGGGGCGAGTAAAAACCGCCGTGATCCGTTTCTGGTCAATTATCGGCGCGAACTGATTTCCAAAGTTATCAAAGTTAGGCATTTCGTTTTCTCTCCTCGCTCCTGCTTTATCGGAGCGTTTCTATGCCGCTTGGTAGGCGGTCGTTACCACCGCAAGAGTTTGAGCTTGGGCAAGATGAAACTCACCCAAGCTTGCCCAAAGAACGCCTACATGCCACTCACATAGGGAAGGTTGATCAACGCCGACTGATTCGACCTGTTTTTGCACAACAGATCGTACCTAGCGTAGTTCGCGTACTGGAAAGCATCGTACGGAGCGCCGCTTCCAGACTTTACCCACATCTTGTTGCCGTTGCCGTCATCCCAGAACTTCGGAAGGACGACGTATTCAATGGCCCAGTCAGATAGGTACAGATCCCAAATGACAGACTTGGGAGCCTGGTTATCCAGCACCCATGTTTGCCCGTTGTGACTTGCGGCCCCGATGCCCAAATCAAACTTGGAAGCGTTCATGCCAATGATGCGCTGAAGGCCGTAAGTTGACGTGTAGCCAAGTTGTCGGTAGTTGAATTCCTGCGTGGTGTGCGAGATGTAAGTTCGGCCACCCTTGCTCACATTTGCACCACTGCGCCGGCGGCGTTTAGCTTCCATCAAATCCAACATACCGGGAGTTAATGCCGTTCCACCGACTCCGGTAGAAGCGCCTGCATCCAGAATGGTGGCCTTGATTCCGCCATAGACTGCCGTATCCACGCCGAGGTAGGTAGACGACGTTTCACTCACATGGTAGGGAATGCCGTGGGGCATCAAACCGTATGATCCATAGTGATGGGCCGTGTCGGTCGCTACTGCGTCAGTAGGAACGGTGTCGAAAGTAACGGTGTCGCCTGAGATTGAAACCACAGTAGAAACTGTGACTGCCCCAGACTGGTTATGCGCAACACCTGCGGAAGAGTAGAAGACGAGCCGTGCGCCAATCTGAATGTTCTCGGCGCCGTAGTCGCCTACGAAAGCAACCGTTCCAGACGATCCGGTGACAACTGTCCCGGCGACACCGATAGCGCCTGTTCCAGTGCCGTGCATCCAGAGGTTTTGCCAGTGACGAAAAGTTTTCTGATCAGACTCCATCGGCATCCGAGCGAACTTCACCAGATCGGATTCCGTAGCCTGATCGAGAACAGAGCGATTGATTTCGCCCATCATAAATTGATTGAGGTAGTAGATACGCAACTGGACGATTGCGGGAGTGCCAGCCAAGGGAAGCTGCCCACCTTCGGTAATTGCGCCATAAGAAGCGTTCGGGACGACTTGAATCGGGACCCTGCGGCCAAGCTCATTGGTACGCTCCTTCTCACCCTTCATAAAGAGATCAAAGGTTGGCGCTTCCTCATCCGTGCCGTTTAGAAACGCACTTCTGAGAACAGGCTCGATCCTTTCAGTCATCACCTTGGAGGCGGTGGCTACTGTATATGCCATTTAACTTATCTCCTGTCGTGGCTAAGCGGCTTTTTCCGCCTCGTCCCAGGTGGTAGGTTGTGCGACTTGCACGCCTACGCTTGAGCCGGGAGCAGGAGGTATGGGATTGGCCGCACGTGAATTGCCTTTAGACTGGTTGGCATACGCTTCGATCTCGCTAAGAATCGCCTGCACCTTTGCGCTTGCTTTGACACTTTCAGCCGCGGCGCGAGCACGAACTTTCAGGTTGTCTTCCTCACGAAAAGCATTCTGAAATTCCCGGCGCTTGGTTGCCTCAAAGACGTAACTGACGAGCTTTGTATTCTCGTCAACGGCGTCGAAGGCGGCTTCAATGTTGTGCTTGCTAAGGATGTCGCGAGCGGCTTCCTTGAGGTTGGCTATCTTGGGCGGATCGTTGGGTTGCGCTTCCAGTCCGGAATCGCGAATCACCTCGTCCACAACACTCCACACGTTGTTATAAAGCTCGGTCTGCTTCTGTGAAATTTCAGCCTGTTGGGCTTGTTGCTCGTGAGTCGTAACCTTGCCGTTAACAGCATCAAACTGCTTTTGCAGGGTATCGACTTTCGCTTGAAATTCCGCTGCGATCCTTTGTTTCTCCTGCTCCTGAGCACTAACAACCTCTTGGAATCGCTGAGCGAGTTGCTCGTCCGACATTTGGTTGATCTGCTCGGGGGTTAGCGGAGAAGAAAGATCCGCAGGCTTTGCTGTTTGAGCGGGTGGTGGAGTAATAGTGGCGGGTTGGCCGTTCGGCTGTTGGCGACTCTTTGCCTCGTCAAAAGGTATGCCCAGCACTTCGGGGCTGTGGCGCTTAAAGATGTCGATAACGTGCTCGGTGTACCGAGACTTCGAACGGCTGAACAGATCGTCTCCGAATTCCTGAATGGGCTTCTCAAAGTCGAGGAAAGTGTGGACTGCTCTGGCGTCCTGATACTGTCGCTTCGCCCACCGCTTTGCAGCAGCAGTTGAGAGGGCGGCTATTTCAGGGGGATCGTCAGCCTCTGCCACATATTCGTCGGCTTTGGGAGTTTCCTTTACAGGTTCGGCGATCGGTTCTTGGCTTTCGCTTTCACGCACGGCAACTGGCTCAGCTTCAATCTGAGGAGCTTCCGGTTTTTCAAGCGTTGGTGCTTCGGCCTCTGGAATCGGACTCGGAGCCACAGGCGCGGCTTCAACCGGAGCAGGTACAGGATCAACCTGCGTCGCTACCGATGCTGAGTCCCAAGTATTTTCTGGCGTCATAGTTTCCCTTTCCGCATCAAGCGGTAAGATTTACTGTCAGCCAGATTGGTAACACGAAAATCAAACTTACGTTTTCGAGCGGCAGATTCAGATGGAAAATGAGGGATCGAGAAGCGTATAATTCAGGGCATGGAATCACCACGAGTTATATGGCTGGAAGACGGCGAAGAATTTTGTGACCATTACTTTCTGATGGCCGAGCCTTGCGATGCGGAGTTTTGTCGAGTGGGTCGGCTAGCGAATCGGACTTTTGAGCGGGAAGGGAAGTAAGAGGTATGAATATCAACGAAATGATCAAGCAGGTTCACAGTCTCTTGGAAACTCCCCTGAGGTCAATGCTGCGATACTTGCCGCAGACGAGGCGTTTGTTCAGACCATGTTTCCTGAGGCATTCCGAGACACGCTCGATGCTGAATTCATTCTTGACGACATCTTAGACGCAGAGGAGATTGGATGAACTGGAGTCGCCCGTTATTACCGCCCGCAGACGATTGGCCTGACAGCTACTTCTATATTCGCCCGCCTAAAAAGATGCGCCGTAAACTCGGACGTTTAATCAAACAAGGAAAGATACTCAAACAGCGTTATCAGTTGGCAGTTCCGCGCTCTAGTTGAGCAGCCGCATCCACTACCGCTGAATGCTCTTTCAACTGCGATTGAATGAGCGCGTCGTGTTCTTTCTTCTGCATCTCAACTTGCGCTTCATGTTCCCGATCATCCTGCTTCAGAGCGTGTTCGCCTAACGCCTGCGCCACCATCTCTTGTTTCCCCTGCTCACCCGCTTGTGCGGCTTCGGCGTCTGCCTGCTGTTTCTGTTGTGCGGCCATCTGCTCTTGAGCGGCCATCTGGGGAGCCTGAGAAGCTAACTGTGCGGCACCCATTTCCTGAGCCTGTCCTACGACTCCCTTAGACAAATGCAAATCGTGAACTGTCTGCACGACCATTCTCAATAATGTGTCGGCGTTTCTACCTTCATCAGACAGCCACCAATCTTGATAGAAGTCCCGGAACGCTTCATGCTGATCCATTGAAGGATTCACTCGTGCCCATTCTGCGGTATTAGCTAAAACAACTTGAACCATCTCCTCCGAAGCGGGGAAGCCCCCACCAGAAACAATCTTTGAGACGCGAGCATATTCCTCAATCCTCATGCTGGCATTTCTTTGCGCCGCGCCCCACTCGTCTACACTGAAGTCCTGGTTAAAAGCAGGAGCGATAATCGACAACATCTGCTTGTCACCCTTCACCTGTGCGGCCGCTTGAGCAAATCCTGCGGCATTCGCTCGTTCCTGCTGTGGCGTGGTTGGCATCCATGAACCATCGACCGGCTTAACGATAAAGTCGTTTCTTACGTCTGAATTGAAGAACGCTCTAACACCACGTTCCGTGTACTCGACTTCGCCTTTCTCATCGCACCTGTCTGCCATACCAAGAAAGGTTTCTGCGGTGTAATTTTCTCGCTCAAGCTCAAGGACTTGTTTGATCCACTCGGCTCCCGCAAAGGCTTGAAGTTTCCTGTTTGGGATCAGCCGACCGACAGCCTGATCTCTCGACGCCTCAACTCCGGTAGCCGTGCCTAACTGCTTTGCATCTGCCGCACCCTGCATTGATAGTGATGACGTTCCGGCGGCATCTTGCAGGCTTGAACGCATGGCGTCACGGAAGCCATAGACATCGCCGGACAAGCCTTCTGGTTGGGTATGGCCTACGGCCCACGCCGCTACGTCATTAACCTCTGGTGGCGCTCCTTCTACAATTCCAACTTGATTGATGCCGGGCATCTGCCCACCTTGGACCGCCCCACTGCGCATAAAGTCCCTGCCTGAAGCAAATTGATAATGATGCCCCACTATAAATGCGTTTTCATCGTTGATCGTATCTTGTGGGCCAAGTAAAGCTACCGTTCCTGATCCATGCTGTGCATGCTCTCTCAGTCCATAAACCACCTTTGTCCAGCACTTATTCTTGTTGGAAGGAAAGATATCGAGAACTGTCTGAGCAATACGTGCAACGCAACACCCTGAAGGGTACTGATCTACTGATAGCTTTGTTCCCGCAGGTAATGTCCGTCCATCGCCTAATGTCTCGTTCTCTTTGTTCTCGTATCGTTGATAGACTTTCGGATCAAGCCAAACCAGTTCACCTTCAATCTTCTCGAACTGCCCGCCGCCTGCGTCATCCGATGAAACGTTCCAGCCTGAATTAGAAGCCTGATTCTGCGCCTCGGAACGATGCCGACCTTCTGTCGATTCGACGCTTGAGGGGATCTTCGTGTTAGGGAAGAATGCTTCCCAGTCGCACCGTCTCAGTACCAGTCGCCAGCGAATGAAGGAACTCGACTCAATGTCTCTTCCGTTCAGATCAATCTGCACCATCGTCGCATCAGGTCTTACTGTAACCACCCGCCCCGCAGGTCTCGACTTCTGTTCCGTCTGCATCCCCTCTGAACCAGGAGATTCTATTTCCCGAGTCTCAGTATCTCCGCAGTTTGGGCAATTCCAGCCTGCTACCTTAGTGGCCTCGTATCCAGCCTTTCTACTTTCTTCGTAGTCGTCTGCCTGTTGAGGATCGTAAGCGATGTCGGCCACTGTTTTAGCTACGGGTTTGGCTGGATGCGCAGAGATTCCGCAGGTGCGGCAAACTGTGTGGCTTTTGCCTTCCGTTAATTGCCTGACGACGCTTAACTCAACGCTTTTTTCTTGGCTCTCAGCATTCGGATCAAAGAACGTGTATCGGAAAGCTGTAGTTTTCAGCAGTAGAGACATATTCTCGCCCTGAATGAAGGGCTCAGTCTCAATGCGATCCTGATTGATTTCTATCCTGCGTTCGGCAAAATTAGCAGCTTCGCGCATCTCTGCGCTAAATTTGTTTGAGGCTTCGGGATGATATTCAATTCGATTGCGACACATCTCCATCTGGAGCTTATCGATCTGTTTTTTGTACTCATTATCTTTGGGAAGAATTTCTCCAGTAATTACCTGATTGTCTACCCACTCGCCGTTGCGTACTTCACCATCCCATCGCCCATCATAGTAAGCGACGCACCGAGTCATTTCATTGTGAATCTTTAGGTTCTCGTTCTGGTCAAGCGAGGCTATAGCATCAAGTGTTTTGTTGAGATACTTCAACAGCCGAGGGGCGTTAATACGCTCTTCTTGTCGCTCTTGAGTTAAGCGATCCGGCGGCTGATTAGGATCGCGAGGGACTAGCGCGCCGTGTGCGGACTCGAATTGTGAGACTTGAGCACTCATTGATTACCGTTGCTCCTTGCTGCCGCTGCCGCAAGTATTTCTTCCGCTGTAGGAACATGATTCGGGTCAGGGTTCTCTGCTAGGTAAAGTTTCTTGGCCGTCATTCCTATTGGCGGCTGTCGCAGGGGCTCACTTACCTTCGCTGGCGGTGTGAATAACGGCGTGACGTTTACCTTCTGCAAGAGTTTCCCCTGCCACTCCCGCAATTCGCGTCGCAGACGTGCATTATCCCGCCGCTCGCGCTGATACAAACGTATCCACCCGGACACAGCGGGATTGAGAATTATTCGGGGGAACCTCAAACGGAACCCTCTTTCTATGCGAACAGAAGCGAGCCGTCAGGCTTCGTTACCTTCGCCCATTCAGCCGGGGTCGAATCAGGCCCAAACCCTTCGCCAATCGCAAATGCATCGCCATCCTTCGGTCTAACCTGCATCCCCGTCCTTGGCGCAACAATGCCCAAAGGATTGACCGATGATAGACGCTTGGATGACTCGCTTGCATTAGGATCACTCTGCGGGCTAATGCCCACATAAGGCCCACCGCCGTTGACGTGATCGTTGACCACGAATAGCTGCGACTTGAGAATCTTCCCGGCTAGCGAGTTATCGGCCGGCTGCTCGTCTTTCGCCTTGTCTTTAACGGCTTCCATGCTCTTGGCGTTTACCGTTGCGCCCGATTTACCGGCGGGATCAACTTGTGCGGCCAGTGCTGAAGCCGACTTCGAGTGATCGGTCGGGTCCTCGGGTGTTCCTGGTGATGCTTTCTTCGGTTTCTCGATATTCTTGTCTGCCATCGCTCTTTCCTCCCTGGAAATTGAAGGTCACTTGATAAGGGGGCTACCGCCTGAACCTGATTCTACTAGGAGCCACGAACTTACGTTCTGAGTTGGCACTTTCTGCTTCCATGCGTTTCAAGTAGAGGTCACGACTCTGAATCTTTGCTTGCTGGATTGCCGGGTCAACTTCTTCTTGAATTGCTGGCAGTCTGATTTCAGGCGCGAGTCTAGACTCCTTGCGCTCCGCCGCTGTTAGCGGGGCGACGCTTACTCCCCATCGCGCGAGCGCGTATCGCACGGTCGTAATGATGTCATCAAACACCGCCTTGGGGCGCATCTTCTGAACTGGCTTGCCTCGCTCATCGGGAGGAAAATGCCAAGAGCCGATCTCTGCTCTCAGTCTCTTGTATCCGCGCTGCGTTTTCGATGGCGTTACGAAATGGCTTGCGGATCGTTCGTTATAGGCAAGATCGTATTCACCGTTAGGTGCAACAAAATAAATTCTCGCACGTCCTTTAAGTGCGGGACGGAACGGGTTGGGCAAATGCTTGTCAGTTAGCTCGAAGTGGTACCGTAGCTTTGATACCCCACTAAAAAAATCAAGATCCGGAATATTCCAGTTATCGCCACACTGGGTCAGTAGAACTTCCTTGGGATCAGCAGCTTCATGGCTCATGTCATTGACGCCGGGTGTACGAGCCCACTTCTTATCAAGTCTGACTCCAAACTCCCGCTCAATCCCGCTGTAGTAACTGAACGCCTGCAATTCAGAAGCTCCGATAGGCTCTATAGGTAAAGCACAAAAGAAAAACAGTGAGTCGGTAAAAGGGAAGGCCGTTGATGGGCGAGCAAAGAGATTATACGCCCAAATGTGGGTGTCGTTTTCTGTCTTGGCTGATATTCCGTAATCTGAAACCCTGCCCCACTTCCACGCGTCGGGAATCACGTATCGCCCATCCACGCCGTAAAAATATTGCGATAGCCGTGCGGATTCAAAGCCCGCCACTAATTCCTTCCAAGTGATGAAACAATACTCTTCACGGCAGTTCTTGATCACACGTCCTGGCTGTGACGCCTCATAGTTGCGATCAATCTCTTGCGCGATTTCCTCGTCCGTCATTGCGGGGCCGAGATAGCCGAAAGGTAACGCGTTATACCAACGCTTGTCGTACCAAGGATGCTCACGCCAATCCATTTCGAACTTTGCTGTCTTGCTGTCGTGCGCCAATTCCGAAAACTTATTGAACTTCCCTTGTACCGAGGACACATCGCAAATAGTGTTGGCCGTGCGAGAGAGAGAGGTATGTTGCTGATAGCCCCCGTTAGGCCACGCGGCTGACTCATCCTTTAATACGAACGTAGCCCGTCTCTGCCGACCGACATTAGCCGTGGGTGCGTCTCCCTGAATAATTGAACCGTTTTCTGCGTTCACCATCTGCATGAACGGCATATCTCTATCTAAGCTAAACCCTCTAGGTAGCAACTCGGTTGGCAGGAGTCGAAGCTGAAACCTCAGCTTCTCAAACAATGTTCCTGGGTCTTTTTTGGAGTCAACGAGGTCTTCGTTTGCGGAGAGCGGCATGGCATAAAAATTTGCCCGATACCTCCACTGTTTCAGTACCCAACGCAAAGCAATTTCAGTAGCTCCCATCGTTCGGCACTTTTCAACTACCCCTGACGTTCGCTTATCAAACGTAATGAACTCCAACCATTTGACATACCGCTCCTGAAACTCAAACGGCGATAACGGCATGACTGCTATCGGCGCGTCAGGCCGGGGGTCGATTGTCCAGGCGTAAAACTTAAACCAATGGAGAGTGTCAACCTCGCACTTATAGTTCTCAGCCTTCCAGTTGGTTACAGAATCAAGGTACGTAAGACGCTCTTCTGCTATGTCGGCGGCCCGAGTCAACTGCCAATTAAGCAGATCGCGTTGGTACTCCCTGGCTCCGCGCTCAATCTCGTTTTGGGATTGTTCAATTAAAGGAAGGAGTTTGGCCTCTTCGGCAGAAATGAGGTGCCGGGCGCTAACACACTGTTCAAGCGCAGATAAAAGGAGGGGATTGGATTCCCGCCAACTCCTAGTGTGAGTACTCTGGCTGGCTCGTAACTTCTCCAGAAGTATTTGCTTGGCCTCGGGCGGCAATGACCGCCAACTCCCGCTCAATATCGGAGTCGAGTTTGTTGACATCTATGGTAACTCTCTCACGGTAGGTTTCCGGCTTGCGGCCTTTAAGCAGGAAGATAAGCAACGTGTCGCTGTACTTGCGGATCATGCCACACTCTGAACCTTGATAGAACACCGGCTCATCCACTCCGGCAAATGCGCGGCGCCGTGCCTCTTCTTCAAGCTCATCAGTTCCAAAATCAACTGCCTCTTCCCACGCTGCGGCAAACTCAGCGTCCTCGCTTTTCCAGTTGTAAATCGTGCGTCGTGAGATTTCTGCTAGCTGACACGCTTTGGAAACGTTCCCGCCTGTCTCTCTGATCGTGGCGAGAATTCCCTTTTTTTTTAAGGTTGTGCCCTTTTGTGCCATTTTGTAAGAATTACTCTCTACCCGTCGCCCTGTAAGACGTTTGCTCAAGTGTTCCCCGGACTGTTGCGTTCTCCCAGTCTTGGGCACAGAGAATCCCTGAGTAGGAGGAACCGTCTATTGTCTGGGTTATTAGGAATTGTCTTACCACAGAGGTAAGGATAGTGCAGATTTAGGAATTATTTATTTGGGATTACCGCGAGCGTTTTCCGTGTCCAGTTTTCCGCTGGGAACATGTATATGGAAAACAAATCGATTCATCATCGCATCGTCAGCCTTATCGTCTTGCTCTTAACGGCAATTACCGGAGCAAAACTCATTATAAATGAAGCGTTGTCGCTCATTCTGGCGATACGTGAGATGTTTCAGTGAATGAAACACAGAACCTAGGACTGGGGTTTTTGTCTTCATTTACCGAATAGATGTGAAACTATTCACTACCGGAGAGCGCAACAAGGGCATCCCCTCGCGCGCGCCTACTTTATCTTGCTCTTAGGCTCTGGAAGTCTTGTCTACCTGATTGAGCAAAGAACGCAACTGAAGTTGTGCGGGAAATACTTTTATACACTGGACCAGACCGCGCGCATCTGGCTTGAGTTTCTTGGCGAGTTACGACCGGGACGCTGCCCTCAGTGCTGGATCGAGTACCAGCTCGTTGCCCGGAAAAGAGCACAGACCAATGTCCGTGAGAGAAACCGCTTTCCAGTATCACCCCTGACAACTTCCCTCGGTTGCGTGCTTTATTCACAACTTGTTTTAAGTTATCAGTTCGCATTTCAGTTCGTCGCCTACCGCTGTTTAGGCCATGAAAAGCAGACCAAGTATCGGATTCGGTGAATCATCACTTGATGGCTTTTCAGATTGCATTTCACGGGCTATCTGGATTGTGTCTATCCGCTGGTGATAGTCCATGCTTTGCTCTTGCGGGTTGAGAGTGAGGTGTGGGCGGCGAAAACCGCCCTTTTTGTTAATTGCTTGTTTAGATAAGGCGTCGGCCTCATCGTTACGTTCACGCGGGATCCACTTCATCTGGACGTTTGGAAGTTGGAGCCTCAGAGTTATGGCCTCACGAAAGTAAGGCAGATAAAGCCCTTTCTTCGCTTTCCACTGTCGATTTAGCTGTTTGATTACTAAGTCAGAATCACCGTAGATAAGGGCTTCCGTAAGATTGTGGGCGAGTAGGTACTTGAGAACCGCGATGGCGCCAGCGTACTCAGCCACGTTGCAGGTCATCGCGGAGCCGTGGCCGACGTAGCCCGCTTCCGAGAAAAGAATGCGGCCATCACGTTTGACGATTGCGCCATACCCGGCGTGACCGCCAGGGGACTCAGGACCGCATGCACCATCGAACCAGCAAGTGATCATAAGAAGTTAAGAGAAAAGGCCCGCCAGAATCGTGTTACGCCGATCCTGACAAGCCCTGTACTCTGGCGAAGCTATTCAGATGTCATCGGAGTGCCCGCGTAACCGAACAGCCCCGCCCTACTTACCAAAAGAAGTCTGACACGAAACGGGGATTTAAGTTTTCAGTCTCCGAGAAATTCCGGCCATTCGTCTGCTCCCATTGATTGCTCAATATCGTAGATTGCCTTTTCCACCTTGAAACGGGCGGAGCAATCGGAAATCTCGTCGGACAGGTCAAGCCGTTTGAGGCGGGCGCGTAGCGACTCCAGTTTGCCCTGTCTATCGTCTATCTCAGGTGCTGTCTCTACTTCGGGCTGCTCATCGCTATTGGACTCCCAAGACGAATGTTGCAGCTCTTCCAGCGGAATCGGATTGTCTGGGATGATGCTGGCGCACCCGTCGTCAATTCCGTACACCATAAACGCGCCCAAATGCGGCATCTCCTTGAGAATCACGCGATCATCTACTTTGATTGGCTTCGGCTTGCGAGGGGCGCTTTTCCGTGGCATCACAGCACCTCCTGACACTCAGCACAGTTCAACCGATGACCGCGAAGGTTCTCTACGATCCAGCCCGCATCAAAGCACTGAATCGCCAACTGACGAGCAGTGCTTAACGCGGTCTGTTGCGCTTCACACTCGTAGCACCAACAGTCTCGCCAGATGATCGAGTTGGGCAGGTGCTCGCTTTCGGCAGCGATTACGGTTGTTAGTTCAGTGATTTGCTCTTCGCGGTATGCGATGAATTGCGCGGGCGTGAATTTATTGAGGTAGTCGAGGCTTGCTGTAAGTTGGCGAGTGGTTGTAGATTGAGCCTGTGGCATTGGTTACTCCTTAGACGGACGATTGATGTCGCTGGGCTCGGCAGTGTTGATAGCACTGACCGGGCCGTTATTCTGTCAACGCGGAGATATTAACCGAATCGGTGAGTGAAAGTCAAGCTTGAAATTCACCCAATCGGTGATACAATGTGGCACGTGACTCCAGAAGAATTAAAGCAGTGGCGAGATAAGCACGGGTGGGGGCAGCAGGAACTTGCCGAACGACTGGGCGTTCACCTTCAAACTGTTTCCAAGTGGGAACGTGATGTCCAGGCGATTCCCCCTTACTTGGAACTAGCCCTCAAGACAGTCGAGCGTGAGAGCGGTACAGCGAAGTACACGCCTGAAATTGAACAGAAGATTAAGGCGAACCTCAAGCCTCGTAACCCCTAAAACCTGAAGCGGCCCTTTACTTGGATTCACCTGGATTCCCTTGCAATCTCACTGTAAACGGGCGTAACCTACCACCCATGCGTCACCTCCGCCCTCTTGTTCTGCTTTTAGGTTGTATCGTCATAATGGGCATGGGTTTGTTCCCGCCATGGAAGTTTGTTTATGGCTTTAACCCACCTAGCTTCTATCGCGCGGCAATTCCTCTCAAGGCTGAACGCGCGGCTGGATACCACTACATTCTTTTTGACCACACTCCGACAGATCAGACTGAACTAGCAGCGCTGTTTGGACTTCCCAAAGACTGGACATCAGAGCCAAAGTATTTCGACATTCAAATAGATACCACCCGCCTCGGCACCCAGTTAATAGCCGTCGCGGTTTGCCTTGGATTGCTCTATGTCCTCATTGGAGAAATTTCCCATGAACGGCTTTGAGTCTAATAAAGTCAATTGGTTCAAGTTTTGTTTTTGGTTCGTTGTGTGGGCAGCGGTTTTCGTGCTCATAGGAACGGCAGCGTCCTTTGTGATCGGCGTACTGCTCATCGGCTCTGAGAGAACAGTCTCAACATTCTTTGGCCTATTAGGTAATACGGGAACAGTGATCCTCTTTTTATGTATTGCGGCGGCGAGTCCTCTATTTGTCAAATGGTGGGACAGGGTTAGCGCCAAGCTATATGATCACCCATCCAATCCTGATGACTACTTTTATAACTAGCGCGCAGCTTGTCGGCTAATACTTCGTCGTAGCCCGCTCGTGGCGTCCCTTGGCTTGCGTGGTTCTCTTCGTCCGCCGGTAGCTATATCGTGTCGTACTTCTTGAATCAGCTCCCGTAACTCTTGCTGTTTCTTCTTAATGTCATCAGCCGTGGCTTCGGGCAGCGCTTTATACTGTGGCGTCTGGACGTATTGATCTAAAGCCTTTTTGATTGCTATGCCGCTGGCCTTTTGGCGAATCGCAAAGTCTCCCCTTGATTCGCCGTCCTTTGGCTTCATCACGCCAATGTCCATCTTTAACCGCATAACCTCATCCGCTCCTGGCGACGGTATTGAAGTTGCACTCCGAAACGGATCAACGACAGAACCGCGAGGAATGGAAACGTCTTGACCGAACACGTTCTGCATTGCCGGTAGCGTTTGCCTCAACCCCGGAATCCGATATTCAAATTGTTGTCGCCCTGTTTTCTTCTCTCGCTCCTTTGTGTCTATCGCTTCTGCCGCCATCGCTACCGGAGACGGAATCAGGCGAGAGACTAACTGCCCTCCCGCGCTAGATGCTATCTGTTGAGCCTTGTCTCCGCTCTGGGCTGCTTGAATACTACTCTTAGCCATATCGGCCGCTTCCTTAATTCCTCTCAACAACGGATGCTCGCTGATCATCTTTGCCAGTGCACCAGGGATAGCTGCTGGCCCTTCCTCGCTCATCGTTGCGCCTATGCCTAATAGCCACCCAACAATCGGGACGTTCGTAACCTGATAGTACCGACCTTGAATGTAGAGTGAGCCATCCTGATAGCCCCGCGCTCGTTTGGCATTCTTGCTCTTATCGCTAACACCTGTCATCAGTCCCGCTTTATTCAATGCGGCACCTAACCCGATCAACGCATAAGCCGTCATGCCCCGACCAACGGCGCGGTTGAACGCTTCTCGCTGTGGAGCAGAGAACTTGCTGTCGATCATTCGATAACCTTCAATCGGAATCTTTAACCCCGTATAGGTCAAAAGCGTGTCTGCAATGCTGTTTGACGGCCGCTTGGCGAAGGGCATGATCGCCGTTCGGCCTACCTCAAACGCCGGTCCCGCTCCGGGGATAGCCTTCAACGACGATCCCACGCGCGCCAACGCTTCACTAGTCGCACTTGGTGTCGCATACACCTGTCGCGCCGTATCCTGCAACGCCAACCCATGAATCAACTCACTCGGATTATTGACCAACTCTTTTATCCGAGCGTCGCGCATGGACTTGATGATCTGCTTATCTCTGATTTCGTAGTCTGCTTGCTGTTCAGCGAACTGTTGCGCGATCTCTTTTGTCCTTCCGGTAAATTCCTCGCGCCCTGAAATATAATCCTGCGCTCGTTGGCCTATCTGATTTCTTGGCAATGAATCACTCTGCGCAAACACTCTTGCTCTGGCCTCTTGTCTCGCTGGATAGACCACTGAACGGATCAACGCTTCTTTCGCGCCGTACAGCCTTTGCATGATCGATACGCTCGCATCAATGTACGGATTCCCGGTTGGGCCTTCGTGGAAAGGAGCTAATCCTGTCGGGCTTGGTCTACCTCTAAGAACCGCGCCCATTTCTCGCGGCGCATTTCTAAGTCCGCCAATCGCCTTGATCACTTCCATTCCACTCGGCCCAGCAGACACGCGAGGCTTGCCAGCGAGTCTCGATACAGCAATGTCGGTGGCAGTTTCAGGGATTCGGGCAACGGCATCCATCGCCTGCTTGCCGCTCATGCCTGAAAAGATTCTTAGCCAACCCTTTGCCGTAAGTAGCGAATCACGGGCTAATGACATCGTGGCCTTGAACGCCTTATTCCGCTCCGCACTCTCAAGCATTCGGAAGTGGCGATCCAAGTCAACTCTTGCTTGTCTCTTTTGTGCGGTAGCGTCGGCTTTTTGTTGCAGGAGATCCGCGACGGCTTGCCGCGAGGGCTGCGCTCCCTGTCTCTCGATTTGCGCAGCAGCACGTTTTTCAGAAAGTTCAGTTCTCAACCCAAGCCGTTCGTCTCTCGCTTGTTTATAAGCGTCTCGATAAATCCCGTTTAGATAAGGTTTGATTTCCTCTCCCAAATCCCTAACCATCTGACTAGACCACTCACCGAATCTGATTCCACCCTTAACGATCTTCTCAGCGCCGATCGTCACATAGTCGGCGTAGTGCGCAGTGATGTGTCCTGGAACTGGCCCGGTATTCTTAAACTCTAGCTCTCCCGCTGCCATCCTTGCCTTCGTCTCAGCAATGCGCTTTCTTGCTAGCTCCGCCTTGGATTCGAGGCGAGTAACAATCGTCTCAGTTTTAACGCGGGTAGAGCCGCGAGGCAGTGTTTTACCCTGCCTCAACTCTGCGATTTGAGTTTCGAGTGCGGCTATCCTTTGTTCCGCTTCCTGATGTTTGTTCGCCAACTCAGTGAGTATCTTCGCGTGCTCAACTGGTAGCTTCGCGTCTTCACCCGTGGTCTTTTTGACGATGCGCGTCCCTTCAAGTAATGCACCTGATGGCGAATACTTTTGCGCGAGGGATGCGGCCTGAACAGTTTGGCCGGCAGTCGTCAAATCACTGGCCAGCTTGGAATAGAGATCAAGAGCCTTAGCGTGTTTCTCACTTGACGTTACCGGATCAGAATCCCTCTGAGCGTCAGCAACAAGAGAGTCGGCAAGTTTCAACCCGGTAGCGACTTTTTCTTTGCTCGCGCCTTCATCCTTCATCACCCAGTCGTGAGCAGCTTGCGGATCGGCGGCAATACGAGCATCGGCCTTTTCAACGGCAGCCTTGTCCGTTAGTTCTTCGTAGTGGCGATCGTTACCAGCTTCGCGGCCTGACGCTTCGAGCGTTTTAGGGAATGAACGCTCACGAATGACAGGCTCTCTTGTCAGCAGTGGCGGGGGTTCTTCTACCTTTGCCCCTCGAGGCTGAAGTTTAACGACCGGAGGAACTTCAGGCGCGGGAGCAATCACCTTTTCAGGCGGCCCCACTCCCGCACCCGATTGTGCTCTCTCCGCTACAGAGGGAGTCACAATTTCAGAAGGTTTAGACACGGCTTCATTCCGCGTCTCTTGGGTTTTTGAAGAACGAAGCGACTCAAGGGTTTCGGGCCTCCAAACTACGACTACCTTTCCCATTGGACGATCTGAACCTGCCGTGGTGGGGAGATCGCCAAAGTCTACAACCAATCCATCGTTCCCAGATTTCCGCGCCTCGGCGGTGAGGTCATGCAAGAGCGAATCGAAGTTGTAAGTTTGGTCATTGAGGACTTCATAAGCACCGCCCCGTTCGTTCACAAACTCCCTAAAGCGAGCATCGGCTTCTTTGTCCGTGCCTTCAAAGTCGGGTTCTTCCTCTAGCCAATACTCCCACGCCTTGGCCTCTGCATCGTAAACCAGCGGGTTCTTCAGTTTGGCATGGAACTTTTCAGTCTTAGCGGTCGGCAGCGCGTCTGGACGATCTTCCCCAAACAGACGGGCATGGGATTCAGACGAGGTTAGGTAAATTCCGGTTCTCGGATCTTCCAGTTTGGATTGGTCATGAACCCGATCCTCCTGAATACCTCGATAGAGAGTAATCGGCTTCCCTTGTTCGTCACTCAGCACGCTACCGGGTTGCGGGGCTTGAGCGTTTTCGGCAAGCGGCGTAGGTTGCCCCGCACGCTTATCTTCTGCCATTGCTTGAGATTCTGCTTCACGCGAAAGTGGACGGTCAAGCTTTCGGTTCCCCGACCGTGAATCAGAAGGGTTGACTACTTCTTGAGGGGAAGGCTCAGTACGACCTAAATATTGATTTACGAATTCCAAAAACTTCTTTGGAGTCGGGTTAGCCGCATTGTACGCTTTGGCATAATCCTTAAACTGTGAATCATTAAGCGTATCAAGATACGCACTTGCCTCGTCCCGTGTTGTGAATGGTTTCTCTCCTTCTCTTACAGGAAGAGTGTCTACTTTCGGAGCGTTAGATTTCTGAAGAGACTGCCGGAACGCAGCACCTTGCTCATTGGTACTGCCAGGCTGAAGTGGTTGACCGAGACGCTTTTCAGCCTCCGCGTATAGCTTAGTGGCTATACCTTGTCGGCGGTATTTGGGCTCAACAAAGACCTCAAGCGGGTAGCCGGCCTTGGTGTAGATAAGCCTTCCGACTTCTTGGTCGCCTTCAAAGGCTCGAACCGACTGCGCGACTTTGTTGTTGTAGAGATCGCCCATCTGTTCCAACGGGGTATGTTGGAAACTGACTTTTGCCGGCTTTCCTTCTGGAGGAGTTACTTCTTGAGGGGAAGGCGAAACACCTGTCTCGCCTCCTACGGGCAGAGTATCGGCAGGCTCTACGGAAGACTTAACTGGTATTGCAATGTTATTTCCTTTTCCGGTTAGCGCGGCACGTTTGATGACATGCTCTGATCCCGATTCGTCCACCACACGCACTCTGCCTTGACCGACGCCCTGTTGAGGCGCCTCGACTACTTTGCCGAAGTCTCTGTGCTGCCAGGCTTTTGGCTCAACATTGTTCGCCACCACGTCGGGCGCTGGGGGTCTTGATACTCCCTCAGCTGTTCGCGGGATCTCATTTCTAATTCGCTCGGGTCGTTGGCTTGCTGTGCCAGTCTCCACGCTCTGCGCTGCTTCACCAGCAATCGGAGTCTCGGCCATCTGACGAATGTTATTTGCATTTCTTCTCCCTCCTAATATTTCAGGAACGCCAACCATTGTGGCATTTGTCAATCCAGTTACCGCCGCCTCTCGCGGAGATGCTCCTGACGCTAACTCAATCCCTGTAGATGCAGCACCAACTCCACCCGCACGAGTCAACGCCTTCGTTACGCCTTGACCAACACCAGGGACTTCAAACGCCGCTCCGGTCAACGCTCCATGTACTACGGCTTCAGGAACGTCTCTACCGCTTCCCCTAGCCCTTACGCCACTACCAGCACCGAAGGCCAGCGGAGCGGGGACACCAACGCTCATAGCAGCCAACTCAGGGACAGACGAGATGAACCCCGCGCCGACATCTTGTATAAACTTTGATACCGCGCCACGATTTGCGCCTTCTTCTTGTGCGGCCCGCTGTGCAGCCTCGGCTTTGATTCGTAGCGTGTCTGAACCTGTGACACCTGCACCAAACTCTGTTAATCCCGCTCCAGCTTTTGAGCCAAACTCCGCAAGCCATTTATTAGCGTCTGCACCCTTCTGTCTCGCCCGCTGAATGTCTTGCTTGAACAGCTGTGTTTGGCGATCTATTTCTGGCTGATTCTTTGTGCGCCAGTCAGTCTCAACTTGCTCTCGTGCTACCCGATTGCGATACGGCTCTGAAGGTGCTCGATTCTGCAAATCACCTTCACGCTGATATGCAACACGATCTAACGGTTGCTCACCTTTCAAAACTCTTAGATCAATGTTGGTCGGGTTCTGTGTTGGCTGGCCTCGTTGACTTTCGTAAACAGGTCTCTCTAAATCAGCACGACTAATAGGCTGTCTGACTACCGGGCCTGCTCCGCTCTTAATCCCTGCAAACGCTCCACGAGGCTTCTGTACTCTTGGTTGTCTGGTAATTAGTGGGGGAGGATCAGTAAGGGCGGGGTTTGCTTGCGCGCCAACTTGGGCCAACTCGCTAACATTGGGATCAAGTGATGCTTGGGGGTCTGGTGACAAATCAATCGCGCCGATACTGAAATCCTCTTGTGCGGGGATCTGTCCTAAATGTTTTTTGTATGCCCCGTTGGTATAGGTGCTCCACGCTCTTAATCCCTGACGGTTGAACACGTCTAGCGCGGCCTTCGCGTTGCCTACCGGATCGCGTAACTGTTCGGGTGAGAATTGCGGGTGGGCCAAACGGTTAACCTGCAACAGACCATAACTGTCATCGGGATACTTTGCGTTGTGGGATAAAGGATTACCGGATGACTCAGCTTGAGCTATCGCCGTCATCGTGGGGATGTGTCGCTCAGCCCAACCTGCGGTACGCAGGGTGTCTGCTATCTGTGACACTGATAGCGAGCCGCGAGCAGTGGGCTTAGGCTTACTCTCAACTGCCCCGATAGAAAAATCTTCAGCATCAGGCATTTTAATCCACGATGGTCCAGCCCGCTTGTTTAGCTCTCGCCGCTTTTGCTTTCGCTTCCGTCTCCGACAACCCACCAGCGCGGGCCTTTGAGATCGAGAACGTGCCAGTCTCGCCACTGCTCGCTTCTGCCGGATACTTCAGCGCTTCGGCTTTTGCCGACGCCGATTTCTGCGACTCGCTAACCAGTGCCGCCTGTTCTGTCTCTACCGTTTTCTGAACGCGATCCATTTCCTGCTTGAGAATAATTCGCCGCGGATCGTCCTCACTAACTGTTCCCATTTCAGTTAGCTGCTTTTGTAAGGCTGACACCTGAGCGCTCGCCGTGTTCACTTTGCGCTGATGATCGGCGGCTGCAGCATCGGACGCGGCTGCTTGCGCTAGCGCTGCTGCGCGGCTTCCAGATTCCTTGCGATTCTCGCGGTTAATGCGCCCTTGTTCTCGTTGCGATGTTGCGTTGGCGTTCACTGCGGTGGTTGGGCTCACCTTATAGCCGTCATAATTAACGCGAGTATCAATCGCGGACTTTAATCCGTTGGGCGTTTTCTCATAAATAACGCCACCTTCGATCACGTATTCAGCGTCGTGCTTAGCACGGATCGGATTGCCCTGACGGTCTATTACCGGAGAAGCAGTACCGTTTTGAATGCTCTGGAGGTAACCGTTCTCGTCAGCCTGAATATGCGGAGCATAGGTCTGTGGTCGTAGTCGTTGAATGGTCTGCGCTTGCATATCGCCTATCTGCGCTCGTTCTTTTTGGATCGCAAACTCTCGGGCAAGTTCTTGATCTTGGTGGCTTAGTTCCTCTTGCCGTTGGTAGCGTGAAAGAGTGTTGGGACTAATCGCACCAATCGCCCCGCCCGTTACTGCCCCACCAACCGCCCCACCTAATCCTCCAGCAGCGAGCCCACGCAACGCGCCCATACCTAATCCGCGTAAGAAAGACTTACCGCGAGAGGGCAGGTGCGGAGGTAAAACTTCCACGAAATTAGGATCGAGGGAGTTGATCTTACTGCTCGCTCCTGAATCGGCAGTCACGTTGCGACGGGTAATTAATCGATCAAGCGGACTCATCCCCTCAGTACTTTCGCCGACTCTCACTTGCATCGGCCTTGTTAGCATGGGCAAGTCGGGAGGCGGCGTAGCGGCGTCAGGAACCATGTTTACGTTTGGATTGGGTAAGGCAAGGCCCCGAGTGGGAAATGTTGGTGCGTTCATATCCGTCGAGTCCCCGTAATCCCAATTTGAGTACGAGGGCTTGAATTGATCGACCGCACGTCTCACTAATTCCATCTGCGGGATAGGATCGGCTGGGCCAACATTCGGAGAAGGCGAACGACTCAGCATCGGCGGAGGCTCACCAACATTCGGCGAAGGTGTACGATTCAGAACAGGCATTGGCTCATTCGCTACCGGCTGAACAGGAGGAGTCCTTGTGAGAATCGGCGGGGGAAGCTCGTTAACCATCGGCTGATCCACTGCGCTCTTCATCACCAGATTACGCAAGAGACGCTTCTGCTCTTCCTCAGAAGGTGCAAGTGTTCTGGATAATGTTCTGAGTAAGTTGCTCATCCTAGTGCTATCGCTAAGGTAAGAAAGAAGGCTCCAAGCCAACCTAAATTCACTCGGCTAGAGGGCACGTTCAGCGCAGCGAGGGCGAACAAAATCAACGCCGCAATCAGACAGATCAGCGATCCAGATGCAGAACTTAATGAAGCAGCTAAAATCATTTCATCCTCCTGTGCTCACGTATCGCCTGTTCCGTCGCTCAAATTATTCGTTCCACTCCGGCGGTGACGGGATTTCTTCTTGTCCGAATATCTCCGCATGCGTCTTTAGCTTGAAGGGTTGAAATTCTATCCTGCCTCTCAGTAGATCCTCGTCATCCCGAATACGGAATACGCACCGTTGAACTTCTGCCATTGCCGCATGCGCTCGGTTGCGAGCGATAACCTCCAACTCTTCCTTGTATCGCAACTGTTGACGTAGAAATTGGACCTCTTTCTCGTGCGCTACTCTACGTCTTTCGATGTACTGCTGATTGTCAATTAGCTGCTGCGATATTCCGGTAACCACCTTCCCTAAATTTACGCTTGCCTCTGTTCTGGTTCGCTCAATCTCACTGGGCGATTTCTTGGAATCAAGCCAAACCTTTATCCACCCTGAACTTCCAAATACGGCCGCAACAAGATAGAAGGGCCACACTTCGCGCCACGTACCGTGAGGGATTTCTGGAAAACCTTGCATCTCATTGCCGCGTTACTTACTGACTGCGTACAAAGGCTGAGAACTCATCCACCTGCCGCTTAAGTCGGTTTACAAGTTGCAAGTCGTCAGCTTCGACCGCCTGCAGCTTTACCTTTCTGTTCCGGTAGCGACTGTCTGCGTCACTGCCAGGAAACGAATAGAATCCGTATCGAACGGGCGCTTCGCCTAACAGCCCGTTCACAGGCAGTTCCTTTACCGACCACGCCTTACCCGTCTCGTCTCTCTTTTGCCGGGCCACATCCTCCGCTACTTCTCGATCTGTAAAGATGCCCATGTCATGCACGGCATGACCGCTGTACCAGCTCCACTTGAAATAAACCCACCGGATAAGGAATCGCCGCAAGGGAGAAGCGATATCCTCGATCCGTTCGCTCATGCAGAGATAGCAAGCAGAACGTAGTCCCGATAGCGGATGCAGTTCTTTCTCCAATGCGACCACGTTATCCGCCTCCACCTTTACCCGGACCTTGAACGTCTCCGGGTTGGGTATCTGTCGGCTGTGGATCAGTCGGAGTCGGCTTCGCCGGATGCTTCTCTGGCTTGTCATCACGCTCTCTCTTGTCTTCGTCGCTCATAGTTCTTGCTCCCATACTCCGGTCAAGTCCCTCAGCAACGGGAGCATTGCATCGGTGGTTGTTATCAGCTTCGCAACCGGCTTTATGCCCTTTGTCCAGATCACGCGGGCCGCTGTCAGTACTGCCGCGATTCCGAGAACAATGAGCGTCCATGCTGGCATTCATCACCTTGTTTACCTTACTGAATCGTGTTTCCGAAGACTTTCAATTACTTCCTCAGTGTTATCGTTCACAGGTAGCGAATCCCTGGTCGCTTCTTCCTCGCTCACTTCCCGAACTCGAATTATCTTTGCGTCTGAAATGCTACTGAATTGCTCCTCTGCGGCATCTTGATTGGGAGCAGATTGAATATCCACTGCTTCACCGTCGCCAGCGCTCCGCGCTACTATTTTCGATCGAAGCGTCGCAAGCATATCGGCTACCGCGTCCAGCGACTCAACCTTGTCAAAAATCATCCGCACAGGTACCGCGATGTCCTCGCTGGATTTGCCGACGAACTCGTCGTTGCGCTCACCAATCACATGGACGGGTTGTGGAGCAAAAACCAGTTCGTTCTCATAGTCCTTATCTACCGCCCGTGCGTTATGAATACCGATATCACCGCTGCCAAACTGAAGCACCAAACTGCCAAAAGGGTCGTAGTAAATCATTTTCTTTCGCCTCCATTCAGTTACCAACACGGTCGCTTCGAGCAGTGCGACCGTGACTTGACGCCTCGCGCTGCGTCCGTCGCCCTAAATCAAATTCTTCAACGTTAAACTCTTCAACGTAAGTACCCATACACCCCAACCGCAATTATCCTCAGACATTGGACGGATCATGGCTCCATCGCTTTCTTCAGTTCGTCAATTCGAGCCTTCAGGGTTTGTTCGGTAGCGGCAGACTCCGGTACCTGGGCGCCGCGCTTTACTCCAGCCCCGCTCGAGCCACCGTAGTAAATCTTGGCACTCTGAATTATTGCCCTTAAGATCGACTCGACCTGTTGCAGTCTTTGGTGCGATCCAAAGTGCCCGCGAGACTCAACCGTTTCAAATAAACCTTCAAACTTCTCGACTGCGTTTAGCTTGCAGGACTTGTCTGGGCAGGCGTCAATATCCTGCTTCAACGTCGCGGCGCCGTTCGCCAGGTCGCTGAAGTCCACGATCAACCCTGACTTGATCGACGGGGAGAGGGGCAGGGAACTGATAAGGGGACCGGACGCGGCAAGGATTACCCGCAACTGGCCGGCGAAACTTCCACCGCAGGCTTGAGTAAACAGGGAGAAAGAAATAAGAAGTGTGATTATGCTAGTGCGCTTTAGAGTTTTCATATTCAGCCCTTTCCGACTATCGGCAATGCCGCTGCGTCTGCCTTGATCACGCTCATCGACGCACCCGCAGGCGCGAATCGCGCCGCTTCGATTAAATTGTGATTCGACTTCTTGCGGTACAGCGTGATCGCCAAGTCAATTCCCGCCGTGACAATCGCCCCGGCAAGTATCAGAAGATTTTCAGAGGTGAGAACAGAGTCGGCACGTAGGCCATGCTGGGCGAGGTAAACCGCTAGAAGCGTCAGGCCGCGATTAACGTAGGTAATTGCCGTGCTCTTTAGAATCTCATCCCAAGACATCTGTAAGGCCATTACTTTTTAGCCCTCACTTTCTGATAAGAGAATCCCACGAAATAGAGATTTAAGTTTCAGGCAGAGCGATTTGGTGGGCGTTACGACGAGCGCGAGGCGGATCGTCACGGTGGGGCGGTCGCAACAAAAGCGCGACCGTCTTGGTACCTTGAGTGCCGATGTCACGTTTATCCCACTTACTTAATCCGCCAGCCCAAGATTCAGTACACCAAATAGGTTATAAATAATTCGCTTGAAACGAAGGAATTCTATGGACAAGTTACTTTCCCTGTGCGAAACTCTCCTTGTTCGAAAACGCGGGCCGCGACGATATACGCGGGGCGCTCGAAAGAGCAAAAAGGGAGATAAAAAGATGCCAGCAGTTACCAAAGGTTCTGAAAAGCAAATCGCGTGGGCCACGACAATCGTCGAACAAGAAGTAGCCCGCCTTGACCGTATGCTTGCTCCGATCCCACCCAAGGAAGAGCGAAGCGAAATCTTTCAAAAGCTCTACGGCGAGGAAATCGCCTTCGTTAAGGCCGTTCGGAACACTCTCGAAAAGCGCGTCCAGAGTGCTAAGTTCGTGATTGATACGACGTAACGTCCCAAGTCCGTGACGGTAACTGGAAATTTTGGTTGTTTACGGCGAGACGGCAGACGAGGCCGCCGCAAAGCTCAAGGCCCGTCTTGAGAGTGAATTTGACGGACAGGCGGCAGGAATGCTCCTCGCTTCCCGCGTCGTCGAAGTTCGTAAGCCCGCGACCGGCGAGAACTTGGGCCGTCAGTTTATTGGCACTGCTCAAGAGTTGAACCGCATGGGCGCTTCTTGGATTTGGGCAGACCGCGATCCCGCGAATTGGCCCGCACGAATCGAGGGCTTCTATACCGACGAGGCTGGAAGCGCAGTGCTTTTCGTTCTCGACTGGAACGAAGAAGAATAGCCTTATGGTCCGTCCAAGTTTCCCCCGCGAAAGCGGAAGCGATCTCATCGAGTCGCTTACTTGGGCGGGCTGCCAATCTTTGGAGGCTATCGTGACACCTGCACAAACAATCGAGAGACCCCGGGAGCTGTGGAAGTCGCTCTGCCCCGTGCCCGTCAAGCACGTCTTACGTGGCTATCGAATTCACGGCGGGTTTCCCGTGGTCGCAGCAGAGTACGATTCAGAGGTGGGACTAAAGACTAATCCGGAGGACGACGAATTTTGATAAATACCACCGCAACCGTAGCAGCCGCCTTGGGGCTAAGCCCTCAGCGAGTGAGGCAAGCCATCAAGGAACTCAATATCACGCCGACGATGATCGGCAAGGCGATCGTGCTCAGTGACGCGGACGTGAAGAAACTCGCGAGGCGTAAGACCCAGCGCGGTCCAGTTAAGAAGGAGAAACGGTGAACGGAAAAAGTCGTAAAACCCTTAAGCATTCAGATGTTCTTCGCATAACTCACACGCAACACAGTCAAGAATCGAAACGAGTACGACGGTATCTTGCAATCCCTTCGCAACTGCCTTTTCCGTTTCTTGGATTCGCTGCCGTAGTTCACCGGAGAGAGCGTATAACCAGTCTCGCGCGACTAAAGGGTTGAGGGACTCACCTTGGGAGACTCGTGCTAAGTGAAGGTCTACCGCGTCTAAGAGTCTCAATGATTCTTGGTTTGTCATTTTAGCCTCTTGAGTATTCGAAGTATCGTAGAACCAAAGAAGATAGCGGCAGCAACGGCGACTATGATTGTGTTAAAGGTTTCCGTTGTCATTTCAGTAAGTTACGCACTCGCACGCTCCCCTTATTTCCCTTGATCTCCTACCACTTTATAGAATAAGACCACTCAGTCCTGGGAGAGCTTTTTCAGTGCTCAGAATCGGTAGACGATCTCGCTCGTACTCTTGTGCGAAGTAGTGAATGTGCTTCTTGGTTTCTTTACCACTCGAATGGCGCAACGTCACGTATTCCCCGCAGCCACTTGTGTTGAAACCAACGATAAGTCACAATCCTGTCGTCACGTATGGCTTTCCATTGGCTTCCAACGGGCGCGGATTTCACAACCTCGATTTGTTCTTTGAACGCTTTCATTCAACCCTCAGTGTGCATATTCCGTCTCTGGTCTGCTTATGCTGTAAGCACCACCATCCGGCGTTCCCACTCTGTGCAGGATCATTGACGGTGAGCCCCGTTGATCGTCACCTTTCCCGCCTCGAGGGATCCACTCATATAAGTTTTCTGCAACCAACTTGCCGACGATTTTAGTAACGGTGGATTTTTCAATGCCCGTGGTTTGCCGAATCGCTTTTTCGTCGCCGGCGCCGCGTTCGTCAATGGCGTTAATAACCAGTTCCCGATTTTCGGTAAATGCCAGCTGCTTCAGTTCGTCAGCAATTTCCTCTCGCCAGCCTCCGCAGACTCTACGCGCCCTTCCCTGGTTCGGACTCAGCTTTATGAAGTCCTCGGAAATGATCTGATCCATATGTAGAAGGTGCTCGCGCCAGTCGTTTCTAACCGCTCTCTTCGCCTTTTGAGTCGCTTTAGTGGCGCGTCGCAGGGATTGTTCCGATACCCATGCCTCAAGGTCATTCTTAGACATTCCGTTGGCCTTAGCGACCGCAAGAGCCTCAGACGGTTGGGTGTGGCGACAAGCTGCTTTGTGATGGCTGAAACTCAAAGATGTGTCCCGGGGCACAAATTGAAACGTCCGATAGGTGCGGGCCAGCTTACGGAGATAGTTGGGTGACAGATCCACGGCCGACGCCATCTGATCCATTGCCTCACCCTTCTCGCCATGCTTCTTGGTCAGCGATGCCACGACCGCGCCTTGTGACCAAAAGTGATCATCTATCCCCTCATCAACTTTGCGGAACGCGGCGATGTGCGCCTCGGTGCTCTCCGCATGAAACTCCAAAAGCCCGTTCTTGCCCTCGACAAACTCAAAGGCGAGGTCTTGCTGCATTTCGGGTTGGGGGATGGGTATTTCTAATCTTGTGGTCAACTTCTTTATCTCCCGCACGGTTTGGTTTAGTTGCGTTACAAAATCATTTAGTTTCAGGAGCGAATCGCGTAGCCACGTAAATGGTTTCGCGCGTGTCGCACACCTTGCTTATCGCGCAAGTCCGAAGTGCTCGAAGGCCCGCCAATAGTGTTCGGAGCCGAAAGGAATTCTCGCCGCCGCTGGAATCTTATTAGCCATGCGCTCCGCTCCTGCCGGATTGAAGGAATGCACGATGATGCAAAGCGGCTGATCTTCAACTGGCATTTCATCTATAGCTTGCGCGACTGCGTATCCGCTCACCTCGTTCGACTCACAAAACACTTCACCACCCAAATCGTGATCGAGCGATGCAATGTCGAAGTCGAGATGCGTGTCTAGCAACGCAATCGCGTCTTGAGCGGTTTCTGCGGTCAGCACTTCATGGCCTACGGTCTTTTCCATAAACTTTGCCGTGCGAATTGGATCGTCATCTAAGAATAGAATCTTCATTTAGCTTGCCATCCTCGCGTGTTCCGCTTCTAACTACAATTTCAATCCAGGACTTGAAGGCTTACGTGCCGGGCAGTCCGCACGATGTCTCCCCCACAAGGTTGAGCGACTCCCTACACTCGCAACGATCAACGTGACTTCACAGTGCAAATCGTCCGCTATCGTTCGCATCTGAGTCTCCGAGACCTGCCCTTCCTTTTGGCAGTCGATTTCAATTACAGGACAGATGCACTCTGGCGCGGCGCTCGAACTGTCGCTCCTCTCAGCTTGCTCCTACCGGCTTGGGTGTTGTGTCTCTTGTCTGTATCTCGACAATCACGTTGTACGACCGCTCACCTATCGGCGTCTGTTCGTACTCAAAGGTGATTCTTGTATCGCCATCGTCCACGCCGATCTGCCTTGCAATCTGATCTCGGCAGGCTTTGAAACTGCCCGCGAGGTTGTCACTGTCCATCCGCTTTGGGCCAACCCGTGTGAGTCGTACAACACACGGCAGTTCAACCCTGCGGCCCTGTAGCGCATTCAAGAACATCACGCCCATAGCCGTTTGCTGATCCTTCCGCCTCCGCATCTTTACCTGCCACGGCTCGCGGCTGCTTCGGTTGGCTTCGGATACAGTGCGGATCGGCGCGTCGAACACTAGATTGCGAATCATCCCTGGTGCGTTCCTACGAGGGGTAGAGGCTACCTGCTCCGTCTCGCGCTTTGGCGAGCGGGTCGGAGACACCCTTATGTTTGGGTTGGTTGTTCTGGTTTTCATTTCAAGACTTTTCATCTTCCTGTTCTTCTTCCACTCCTTCTCTGTTACTCGGTACAAAAATAAAATCCTCTAAGTTATGAAAACCAGAACCTTTCTTGCGAACGTTTACGACCTCTCCGACCCGCTGGCGAAACCGCCAGACGGACTAACTAACCTCTGCTGTTTTGAAATGTTCGCGCACCATGCTCATTGCCTTATCCTATTTCGTCCACGTTTAAGGTAAGCAAAATGCCATCGCATCCAGCCGACACTTCACCAACTCCCGCAGTGTCATTCGCTTCCGGATCAAGACAGCACCTAACATCAGAATCAGGTGACATCCCACTATCCTGTAAAGCCTTAACCAGTTCGCCTAATGTCAGATTTTTCATTTCAGACCCTCCGCCAGTCAGTTCTTTATAAGTCAGGACGTTTTTCGCCACGCGCGCCCATATCTTCACGCCGATTAAGCCGATCATCAGCAACACTAAGGTCGCTATAAAGATATCTGCCACGCGCACTGGTTTTCTCTTTCTGACTCTGAATGAATCAGCCGATCTTCCGATTCGCCGCAAATCTCGCATCTGCCCATTGCGAGGCGCGACTTGAATTCATGTGGCACACTGGCCCTGTCTCGCTTCGCAATATCTTCAACCAGACTGCGTACGTCGGACGCCAGCCGTTCAGCTTGCACTTTGCTGTCAGGCTTCAGGTGAACAACCATCGTTAGCTCTGTGTTGTATTCGTTCGCCGTGACTTCATAGCGAAACGGATCAAAGCACTCGGCAAAGTTGCCAACGTGAAAGGTCTCTGTTTGGATGGGCCGCGTCCCACTTAGGAGATTGCGTAACGCCGGAATGTCTTTCCACGGGATACTGATGGCCCAACTTGGGTTGTCACGATTGATTAACCGGATGCTGTGGCCTTCATTCCAGACGCAGGCAAACGAACGGTCAATGAATTCCGTCGGGTCTTCCAACGGCGGCGAGACTAAGCCTGTGTTGCTCGATTCGTCTTTTTCTTGTGGCATATGGTGGCTCCTCAACGTAGATTGTTTTACACTTACTGCACATCCAATAGACCAAACCCAGCCAGCCCATCTTGTGACGTTTGGGACAGCGTAATGGGTTAGCGTGTTCCCAGTATGGGCTGCTCATTGGTTACCGATCACCCCTGAATTCTTAATTTCTTCCCCTTCTTACGCTGCTAGTCCGTTAAGCTTCGACTTGCAAAGGCACCCTTGGCGGCGCAAGACCTCGTAGCGCTGTGATAATTCCTTCAGCGTATAACGTCTCCATTCTCCGTTAGGAGTGCCACGCCAGCACATCACCCCATTAATCAACCGCTCCTCGTAATACATCTGTTCTCCTCTCTCTTCTTACGCTGCTATAGGTAGCCAGATACACTTCGTTGAAATGGCGATTTATGTGTAGACACGAAAATAGCCGACCGCCTGAAAAGCGACCGGCTATCTGTTCTGTTAAGGTTTTATTTGAAAAACTGGGGCGGCATGTGGGGCTCGAACCCACGACCTCCTGAACCACAATCAGGGTTAGCATTACAACCAGCCACAACCACACAAAGCCCTCCGCAACTAAAAACATCCGAATACCTTGATTATAGGCTCTTTGTGGCGTACCGTCATCAACTATTTCCAGTCCGCGACCACTCGAAACAGCAAACGAATTGGCGCACAAAGTGTAGACATGCCCCGCGAGCGTAAACTTCAAATCGTTGAGAAGCGCGGAAAGATTTATGCCCGCACTACCTATGTTGGCCTTGATGGGAAGCGTCACGCCATCTGGCGGGCAGGAAAGAACAAGACCGCCGCAAAGGATAATCTCCGCGAGGCGCTCCGCGATCTGGAGAGAGAAGGCGACGGCGCCATGATTAACGCCAAGCGAACCTTTGGCGATTTGGCCGCATGGTATTCCAAGCGTTACTTGATTCCGCCGGAGTATCGCGATGGTCGCGTGGTTAAAGGAAAGCGATCCTGGCAGAACGAAACCTATCAACTGAAAGCAATCGTCGCCTACTTTGGCGGCTACAAATTGCGATCTATTAGTCACGGTGAATTGGAGAAGTACAAGGAACACCGCCTTGCTACTCCTATCGTTTTCGAGCGTAAAGACCCGAAGGCCAAAGGCGGAAAGACTGTCACTCACCGGAACAGAACGATCACCACCGTCAACCGCGAGCTTATGGCGATCCGCGTGATGCTCAGAAAGGCACAGAAGGAGGGTTGGCTGCTCCGCATTCCCTTTGAGGAGCACGATCCGCTGATTAACGTGTCTGACGAACGGCGAAGAGACAGAACGCTGTCCTACGAAGAGGAGGCGCGATTGCTGGCTAGTGTAAGAGACTTTGTGCGCCCGATTCTCGTGTGCGCCTTGGCGACAGGTATGAGACTGGGAGAAATTCTTAAGCTCGCGTGGCCGGATGTCGATCTGGATAATAGATTGATTCGTATTCGCTCGACTAATACCAAAACCCAGGATGAACGCTACGCTCCGATCACCGCCCCGCTGCTCGCGGAGTTGAAGTCGCTTAAGGCTACGGCGCTGCCGGATGCTGAAAGAGTCTTTGGAATCAAGTCGAACATTAAAAGAAGTTTCCGCAGTGCGTGTGAACGCGCCGGAATCAAACATGGCGGCGTAGACGGTCTGACGTTTCACTCCCTGCGCCACACGGCGGCAACGAGAATGATTAAACAAGGGATGGACATTACCGCTGTGGCGAAAATTCTTGGTCATCGTCAGGTATCTACAACCTATCGGTACGTTTCGGCGGATTCAGACATTCTTGATCGGGCAAGGGAAGCATTGTCATTTAGGCCGCAATCTTCTTCTCAAACCGCCGATGAAAAGACTCCACATGATCCGGACTGAGATACCACACCTTACGCCCTTCTTTGCAGTGATCGATTTCTCCATTGCGTCGCATCCTGGCAATGCTCTCCCGATGCCAGCCAACCTCTTTAGCAAACTGCTCTTCGCTTAACACTTTTGTTTTTACTGCGCTCATAGGCTTACCCCCAAAAAATATCCAAATCTTTTATTTAAGACGCCTGCCCGTGTGGGCCATCATCACGGTCGTAGCTCGCTGCGCTCGTCTTGGTATCTTTAATCTTTGGCACGGCGAGCCGAAGCGGATCAAGGAAGTCTGACGGATAATTTCTGTCGGTTCGTGCGGGCATTACGATGCCAACAAAATCGTCACGCCCATATGCCATAACTACCGCCTGCGACTTCCCGTCTTTCACGAACAGGTCGATAGGTGCGCCGACAACATCTCCGATGCTGCAAGCTTCAAGGTATCTACAGTTAAACGACAGCGGCGACGCTGTGTAAGTTTCGGGGATAATCATCTGCCACTTAGGAAAACGGATGTCTGGTGCGTCGGCGATCAGGTCAAGGAACCGTGCTACAGCGGCTTCCTTGTATTTACCTCCTTGCATCGTTGCCTTAATCACGTCCACTGACCGATCTTCATTTACAACCAAAGCCCGCCCATCTTCACAGACCATTGATACCCACTCTCGCCAGAACAGATTGAACGGCTCGTCACACTTTCCTTCCGCGTCGCGGAAGATCGCCATCGTGTGACCGTTTGTTGCGATGATAAGAACGCCGCTCACTGGATGCGGCTCAAGGCGCACGGCGCTGAGCGTGTAGCGGCTTTCCTCTTTCGTTACGAACGCGCCAGCCTCGCGGTAGTAGCGAGCATCAATAGTTGCCTTCATATCCTCCACCCTTTCCAAGACCGCGAAAGCGGCCACGACCGTACAGTTTCGTATCCAAGGTTTTATATCTTCATCAAACTAAATTCTTGATGCGCTTACTGCCTTCGCTCTGCGTGGCTTTCTCGCGTGCCTAAGTGCCCAAACTCTTGTCGGTGTCTGCCAGCCCTGAAGCGTTAGAACCTGAAAATCCTCATCTTCCAACTCGGGATCAGTTAGTCGAACGTCCTCAACGGTGAACTCAACTCCCCCTACTGGAAACTGTATCTTCAGCACGTGGCATCTCACCGTCCAACCCCACCTTAAAGCTCTCTCAATGGAGCCGTATGTTTGCAGCGACGTGTGAGTAACTTCGGCTTTCATTCATGCTCTCCCCGTCTTGCTGCTTCCGATTCGTGAAATAAACGCCCGTATAGCGTTCTGGCCTTCGGTTATTCGTGGCGTTAGCGCACGCGCGCGAACAAAACTTTCCGCGACCGCGATCAATATGGGCTTGCGGTATTTCAAAAGACGCGCCGCAGCCACAACGGACTGTCACGACTGGCTTAGCGGGTACTCTCTTGTTACGTGCCTGTTCCTCTACTGTGGCCCATCGGCAATTCGACGGTTCATAGTTTCCATTGGGATCAAGCCGATCCAGCGTGCGGCCTTCAGGACGTTCACCCATATCAGCGAGAAAGCAGGCGAACGACTGTCGCCATTGCTTGCAAACCGTGATGCCGCGACCGCCGTAAAGGTGGTAATCACCACGAGCGGGATTAAAGCAGCGGGTTTTCATCGCCACCCAGCTACGATAAGTCGGCGTCGTGATCTGCTTGCGGTTCACCTGATTGTGTACTTGTGGTTCCATAGATCGTCTCTCTTCTTGGCAGCCAATGTTCCTGATTGCACACGGGGCATTTACATCTGACGTGGCGATTTTCTTTCCCGCACTTGCAAAGCTCAGACGAAGACTCGAACTCGTGACCGTTCTCGCAACTCACGCGGCTACTCCCAACGGTTGAATGTATCGCGCGCGTTCAAGATCCTCGGACGTTACGTGTACTGGCACTTCCCATGTGCTCAACTTCGGTGAAGCGTCCAACGGCGTCCCCGGCGCGTAGCGAACGATGATTGAATCGAAGATTGCGGGGTCCGCGCTCAGCTTCCCCTTGGTTAGCCACAGTTTTTGATTGATCCGGGGCGCACCATTCTCAAAGAACACAATCCGCTTGTCAGGGAAAACCAGATCAGACGCGCCTTTCAGGATGTGAGTTTTGAAAGCTTTGGTCACTCGCAACGGTAAAAGAAATATTGAAGTGAACCCACAGTGCAAAGCGTTCGCCTTTGCAAGCGGAAGAATCTTCTGAATGAATGGGCCGTAAGGTGGATTTGAATATCCGCAGTGATTGAGCGATGCAGACCAGTCCCCAACACACTGAGGATCGTCCGGCATGGTTACCGCTAACGCATCGTAGCCGCGTGGCCCGTACGGACTGTCAGGCCCAAACCAAACATCGCATAGATGACGTTGACTGTCGCCGGTAAGATCAATATCGAACGGGCCGTAATCTACATTCAACTTATCGAAGACTAGCGGCGGGGTCTCCCAACAAGCGTTTCCACTCGTGAGATCCGCTTGACTGGTTCCGCTTACCATCTTGTCGCGTGTTGCTCTGTTCATGCTGTCGCCTCCCTTATCTCACCGTGAACCTTTTCCTTGTGCTCGTCGTGGGCCAAACAAGAATTCTTTTGTCTCCAACTGCAACTACTCCCTCTACCCAACCATCACGGTCGTACGCCTTTGGCTGTTGGTACGCCGCCCACCTCTCACGCTGTCGCCTCGATTGATACTTGCTCTGCGTTGAAGTCAAAAACTCTCTGTGACAGACGTTTCGCCGCAATCTCGCAATAGCGTTCCTCTATCTCAATCCCGATTGCTCTACGCCCTAAATCCTTTGCGGCGCGGAGCGTCGTCCCGCTTCCCATGAATGGATCAAGGATCAAAGAGGCATCAGGAGCAAGACAAATACACCAGCGCATTAAGGCTGTTGGCTTTTGAAAAGGGTGTAACTTGCTACCCGATATAGCGATATTTTCTACTCCCGCTCTGCAGACTCCCTTCCATAAATGCCTGAACACACGGGCGGGGCCTTTGATGTTCGTCCACGCTAATTCACAGTCAGCGTTGTCATCCGACGCCACGCCGACACGTTTATCCCAAACGAGCCAACGAGTCGCATTTGGTAATTTATTTGCGTAATGAATTGCTCCCCACAAAACGACGCTTGGAAAAGGCACAAGAAAACTAGGATCAAACGGCGCATCGTCGCCACGCATCAGCCCGTAGTCTCGATTGACAAGATATGTTCCCTTCAAAAGATTTCCCGACCCGCTGCGGTTTGCAGACTTCCCCATCGTGTTTGCTTTGCGCCCGTTGGCGAGTTGGTACTGAGGATCAGTAAGCATTAAATCAGCCTTCGGAAGAGACGGAAACACCTCGCGACAGTCGCCGTGGTAAATCGTGATCCCATCTTGTTCGTAGTAAGGATTCATATCCTCAATCTCACCAACACGCTCAGCTTCGGAGCGGCTCACCGTAATCGTTCGTTACGCGCTCGTCGTAGCCCTAAATAAAAACTCTTCTTCACGCTGCTCTCCACCTCGACGCTGTAGCCTTCTTTGTTAAACTTGCGATCCCTTTAGGTCGTCCTGCCTTGCCTCGTGGTCTTTCTACTTTAGCTATATCTGCCAACTGACTTGACCATGACTTTCCGCTGAAAAGTTTTGTTTCGCATGGTCCACAGATAACACCCTTTTCAAGTTCTAAAGCATCGGGATCAGAGTCAAAGATTTTCTTTCCGCAAGACTGGCCGGGGATGCCAATGCAGAAACCAATGAAACGTGATTCGCTCATGCTGCTAAATCCCTTCGCGGTCTTTCCCATACCAGGTCCTTAATCGACGCTTCGATCATTCGTCTGTTGCCGCCTCTGTTTAGAAACTCGCGAATATCTTTTACCGGCGGAATGTAGAGACAGTGCATGACTGGCAACATGCTCTGTAGTTTCGCGGCGCCGTCCAGTCCTGCAATCCTGCCGTGAATGTCCGGCGCGTCGTTATCGGTCACGATCACAACCCGACGTGCTTTGAGACGACGCACAATTTTCAAGACTAAATCTTCCTGGCCTTGGCACGATGGTCGCCCTATCGCGTAGAGACCGAGTGAAAGAGCCGCCGCCAGGTCGGTTGGGCCTTCCACAATCCACAACGTGCCCTCAAAGTCGAACAGGTAAGGGTCAGGTAGAAATAAACCTTGTCGTGATCCCTTTACGGCCCACTTAGCGCCGCCACCTCGACATCTGATTCCAACCACCTGTCCCTCAGCACTACGCATGGGAAAGGTCCACGCGGGCGTAGCATGTGGGCGTTTCTCTAAGTCGAGTTGCCATTCCTTATTGGCCCACGCCATTCCAATCGCGGTTAGGGCGTCTGTATCTACCCCCAGAGCCACGCCTTCAACGTCTCGCTGCGCGTCGTTGGTCTTGTCAAACCAGCGCCGCCAAATCCTTTCGGCGTCTAGCGGGGGATCTTCGATTGCCTTCCTAATCGGCGCGATGTAACGGGGCGTATAGCCGTCCCCGGTCTTGTGAAGCCACCCGCCCATTGAATTATTCGACGGACGATCGGACTCTACGCGCATGCAAAGAGCCAAGCCGGCTTCAGGCGCATAGGTGCAGTAGTCAGGCTTTTCGCAGATCTTGCAGCGATCCTTTTTCGTCACCCTAATCCATTTGTAATACTTCATGCCTGCAAAGCCCTTTCCACGGTCCATCCGCGTTTCAATCGCTCTCGAATCGTTGACGCACCTATGTACCCTGCTCTTTCGATGTGGCCCACCGGCAGTTGTCGGGCGAATACCCTTTGTTGACATCGATCCGGTCCAGCGTCATTCCCTCTGGGCGCTCGCCCATGTCGGCAAGGAAGTTTTCAAATGATTCCCAACGTTCGCAGACCGTTATGCCGCGTCCACCATAGTGTGAATATGCTACGTGCCTGTAAGATCAACAAACTTCCTCACGCTGCCACCTCCGGTCGCCGCCAATTATTTTTAGCTAGCGCGTCGATCATCGTCTTAGCCTGATCGATAGTTAGGTCTCTCGTGTCATAGCCATGCTTCTGCAATAAGGCACACTGTTTGAGGCTTGCTAAATGTCCATCCCATCGCTTAAACAGTTCCGCTATCACCTGACGCCCTTGTGCGTAGGTCATAGTCGCCGGATCAATCCCTTGCCGCCTCAACAGCGCAGCCTGTTTTTCACTAAGAGTTTTATTCTTATCCCAACCTCGCTCTCTGGCGGGCTCAAGATGAAGTGCATCGAACGGGTTGATCGAGCGCGACGAATAAGTAGCGCGCGCTACAACCTTTGCCCTTCGCGCTGCTTCTCTTCGTTTCTGCTCTTCAATGTTTCGCTCTTCGGCTTGAACTACTTCCGCCATGTTCAAGGCCGTTCCCGCTTTCTTGGCCTTGGCAACGGCTCGCTCAATCGCTTCGTCGCTGACCTTGCCGCCCAAGATGTCTGCCGTGGTGATTAACTTGTGGCGTCCAGCGTTTCCGACAAAATCGATCACAAGCATCGTCGGCTTATCGCTGTTAGCGATGCTGGCGCGGCGTTCTTCTGGGGTTTCAAGTCCGTCAACGAGTCCTGGCAAGGGTCGGGTTGCGCGACCAACCATCTGAGAGTAGAGACAGCGCGATTTAGTCGGACGTGCCTGAACGATGATCTCAACTGCGGGGTTATCGTAGCCTTCGGTTGCCACGCCAACATTGACAAGAACCTGCGTATCTCCGCTGCGAAACTTTCTGAACGTTTCGTGTCGTTGATCCTTCGGAGTCTTACCGCACACCCAATCGGCCATTCCTGGCTTATGACGGTTGAAAATCTCTGCGTATCGTTCTGCCTGTTTTACGGTCACAGCGAACACCAGCGTTCTTCGACCACCAATGATGTCGAGTGACGCGGAGACTATGCCGTGCAGGTTCTTTTCGGCTTCCATCACCAGGGCGAGGTCAGCGCCGTTCAAGTCGCCCGCCGTGGTGCGAATCGCGGAGAAGTCTAAGTCCTCGATCGTGACCATCTGCTGTTCAATCGGCACCAGCCAACCGTCAACGATCGCGTCGAGGATTTCATAGTCATACGCCACGCTCTGAAACACTTGCCCGAGCGCCTGTTCGTCTGCTCTGTCGGGAGTTGCGGTCACTCCGAGAATCTTGAGTCGTGGATTCTGTCGGTAGTGGTCCAGCACCCTCATAAAACTCTTGGCGGTAAAATGATGCGCTTCGTCGCAGATGACTACGCCGAAATCGTTTGGATCGAATCGTGCCATCCTGCCAGCGCCGCCATTACCCGCGATCTGAGTTTGGACGGTCGAGACCACTACTTGCTTTTGATTCCACAGATGATCGCCGGCCCACAAGTCGCCCATTTCCACTTCGGCATCGAGTCCGATTTTTTCAACGTGCTTGACGGCTTGGGATATCAGTTCTGAGCGGTGGGCCAGAATCAGCGCACGGGCCGGTTGCATGCGGCGAATGATTTCCGAGAACACAACCGTCTTACCGCACCCGGTCGGCATAACAAGCAATGTCGAATCGTGCTCAAGCCATTCGTCAAACGTGGCTTCTACTGCCGTCTGCTGATAAGGTCGAAGTATCATTTTGATTTCTCACGCATCGCTTTTAATTCAGGTGCTACAAAGCTCCGCCAAGCGAAGTCATCCAAGAATCCGCGCCCTTTACACAAGTTGCATTTCTTCCTTTGGTGGCCCTGGCAGGAAGTGCAGACCGCGTGAGGAACGACGCACTTCACGCTCGTGTAGGCATTGTTCAGGTCAGCTAGAGTTGTGTTTGTAACGCTGGCAACGATCAGGTCTTGATCGTCAAGATGCGATTTCAGTTCTGTACGAAGGCTGCTGATCCGCGACAACCAATCACGACCAATTTGTTCAGCGCGTTCCCAGTCAGGCAGAATGCTTTCAGGAATGACGTAGCCAGTCTTGTCGAGGTGGGGTTTTTTGGTTTCTGCTTTCTTCTTGGTTTCGCGGGCTACCTCAGTCACGGTCTTTTTGCCGCTTGCGATCTTGGCTATTTCTTTGGGGGGAGCATCACGAAGCACCTCAGAAGCGCGCTGTACGCTGCGCCTGCTGACGCCTGCAAACGTTGCCGCCTCAGACTGAGAAACACCCTGTTTTTGCTGGGAAGGTTTGAGTAACGGGGGTTTAAATGCGCCACGTGGCGCATTTAATTTAGGCCGCCCTTTCGACATGTCCGCAGCCTTCGCCGCGATTAGCGCACGCTGGCTTTCATTCAGATGGCGACGGTGAAAGTTTACTGATAGAACGTAAGCTAAAGGGTCTTCTCCGTTTAGACTTCTGTACTTTGGTTCAATGCCGATGATCTCGCATGCTCTGACTCTATTACGCCCATCAAGGAGTTTACCGTCGCACAGTGTCGCGGGCGCACGTTGACCGTTTTCGCGAATGTCTGCCACAAGTTCATCGAACGCGGATCCTTCCATCAGAGGGAACAGTGCCGCCAGCGAATGTTCTTTATAGTCCATCAAAAGTTTCTCTTTCAGTTGCGCGAGGCTTGATCGGCTTCCGCTGCGCGAATCATGCTATTAGCCGTCTCGGGAGACATCCCGTATTCTTTTTCTAAAAACACATCGAAAGTTGCGTGCCCGTCGTTGGCGTAAAGCTCATCATCGCGAATCTCTCGCAGAGCGTGCCCTATCCGAAGCTCTTCTTGTCGCACGCGGTTTGAGGTGGACAATAAATTTCCACCGTCCGCATAATCCGCTGCATGTTGTTTACCCATACTGAGTGTTCCCCTGGAGTCTTAATCCAATCCAAACCAAACTAAAGAGGCTCAAGTAACCCTCAAGCAGACGTGCAACTTTTGCTTGCTATTTTGCTTTACGTTTGCTTGCGATTTGCTGCGCTGTTTGCTTGCCACCAATTGCCCCTGCCGCTTGCCGCCCGCGCATCTTGCGCGCCTCTTTCAGCATTCGTGCGTTGAACACGCGCCCGTTTCCATCGCTATCAAATTTCGCCATGATTGGCTTCTTAATGCGATCCCACGTTTCCTGATCGACGCCGCCCATCATTGCTAGCTCATCCTCGTCATTGGGCAGCGTGCCCGATGGCAGTTCATACCAGGAGCGAAAGAGAAGGGTCAGGTAAACGTCGCGCTGTTGATGCGTCATTCGTGCTCGGGTATTACTCCCAAGCCAATCGCTTGCGTACCAAAGAACGGCGGGTAATTTGTCCTTCAAAAGAGAAAGCCTCTAACTAAGAGTGCCCAGCGGTTTGGCAACGTGTTCGGGTCAAGATACGAACTGGCCGGAACACTCTTAGGTAGAGGCTCGCTTGACCAGTGCCGACCGTTGCCACAGCCGGATTTGTAGAACCAGAAAGAGCCTACAACGATTTTGAGATTTATTTTTTGCCGCACGTTTTGAAGGAATGCCTGCCAAAAGTTTCCGCTTACTTTTGCCCTTGCCGGGACCGCCGAAGGGCCGAGGTAGTTTCCACCCTTCCTCAATTCAGCCCTCTGACGGTCCCGCAAGACTCAGAACGGCACCCCGCCCGAAGGGGCCACGTCCGATTCGCGAATTTCGCTCTCCGGGGCACCGTTGACCATTTCCTCGTACTCGTCCGATCTTTTAATTAGATTTTGAATTCCGTCGCTTAGGCCGTTGAACTTTTCCCGATCAAACTCTTCCAGCCAAAAACTGAAGGACGGGTTTACTTGGGGAGGACATTCCATGCCTTTCGGAAGCCCACTAACGCCCGCAACCTTTGTCTTGTCATTCGTGCCGCTTACGACCGTCAGCAAGCAGGGCACCCCTAAAATAGTTTCCCTGTCAAAAAAGTTTTCTTCTTGTTGCGTGAACGCACGTCCGCGCCACGCCTCCAGGTCCAACTTGAAGGTCGCTCGCTCGTTTTTCACTGAGTTGGTGTAGAACTTACTAGCAATGATCGGCCTACCTTCGTCATCGAGTTCCGTTGGAAGCTCCCATGAGACGATAATTTGATTACGTTTATTAGGCTTCCCTTGGTACTCGCCGTGCTGGGTCCCTATGTCAATAATCTTGATACACCTCGCAAGATGTGTCCCTACGGGAGCCTGAATAAAATTTCCTCCGCCTGAGTCGCTCGTGAACCTGCCCATACGTCACCTTCTCCCTTGTGTGAAATGTTTAGAATCCAGCCGCAGTGGATGCGGTTTTTGCCGCTCGTTGCGAGTCCAACTTTTCGCTTAAACCCTTGAGTACTATTTCCAGATCGTCAGTATCAAGAGTGCCCAACATGCCATCTAGCTTGAGATCAGTTTTTATGTAGCCATTGAGTGCCGCCGGCGTCATCGTTGGGATGTGTCCGGCTTTATTCAGCAATTCCCTGGCGTCGTTGATCTTCTCAAGCAACTGAGATCGCAAAACGCCGTCAGCTTTTTCAGGCGTCGGGTTTGGGTCGATCTCAGCCACCTGAGAGTCAGCTTTCTTCGCCGCGTCTTGATCCTTCTTTCGATCGGAGATAAAGATGAATTGTTCTTTCGCGTCGATTACGACAGTTGCGAAACAAGCTTGTCGTGCGGAGTCGTCGTGAACACCAAAGCGATCACATATTCCGTAGGCAATCTCCGCGCATCCCATCAAGTGTTTGCCGTAAGGACTGTTGATGTAGGTACTCCCTGGAGCGGCTTCTGTTGTTTCCTCTGACATTTATTCTCCTTCTTAGAGTTAAAGAGTTGCCGGGGCGAATTGGCCGCTCGGCAGCCTTTCGCGTTGGCGTCGATTCTTTGCCTGATCGCTTCGGGTTGCCCATCGGCAGTTTGAAATCTCGTAGTTTCCGTTGTTGTCGATCCGCTCGATCTGCATATCGGACGAGGGCTTGCGGCCCATGTCCGCTAGGAAGTTTTCAAACAGTTTCCAGCGAGCGCAGACCTTGATTCCACGTCCGCCATAGTCAATGAATGATTTGTGGTTGACGTTCTGACAGCGTTGCCGCATTGAGTGCCAGCAGATGTATTCCCGTGACGTAGAGTCCCCGTGTTTGTAATTGCGCTCTGATACGCCTTCGGAGGCTAAGCAGCCGCATGACTGGCTTTCGCCAGAACGAAGAGTCGTGTACCTGACCGTCTTGGTAATACCGCAGTCACAGAGGCAGACACATGCGAGCTTCATGCTCTTGCGCGTCATGGAGACAACGACCCAACGGCCAAATCTCGATCCGGTTATGTCCATTGTTTATGCCACCAGTTCTACGGGCTCGCGCACTTCCGAAACCATGCCGTCCTCGATAATCACAGAGCATTCAGAGCCATGCGAAACTCTCTCAAGCCATAGTTGCCCGTTTTGCTCTTCCGCAATTTTGGCGATCAAGGCCAAGCCTTTTTCATCTATCAGCGAGGCGTTGCGAACAAGAGCGATTTTCAACCCGCCGCTCGTCGCGAAGCTGATCCCTACCGATGTCTCGATCTGCTCGCGTGACGACGCCTGTTCAAGCGGCAGACTGTTTAGCAGCACTCCGTCTTCTCCAAAAGACAATCCTTGAACCGGAAACTTCGCTTCAGCGAGACGTGCTTCTTTCTCACCATCGATCCCTTCGATGGCAAGCGTCAGCTTCATTGCGTCGGCGTTCTTGGCTCGAAGCTGTTTCGTTAAAGTCTTGTGCGCCTCTTTGTCGCGGATCTTCCTGTTGGTTTCTTCCGCGTTCTTGATGGCCTCTTTGAGCGAAGATGTGTCCTTGCTTTCGAACGCGCCGATTTCTCCGGAGAGACTGGCAGCGCGAGCGGCGTAATCGCTCATCGTCGCCGTGAGTTGCGCTTGCTCTTCCTTCATCGAGATTGCCCGTTGCCGCAATTCTTCGATGGCCTTTTCTCGGTTTGCGATCTCGTTCTGACATCGCTCAACTTCGCGCTCGGCGTCCGTCTTAGCGACGGCTAGTTGCGTAGCTTTTGCGTTGTGCTGTTCCGCTTCTTCGATCTGGACCAAGAGCGTGTCAACTAAGACCGGGGCGTCGGGTATGTCTGCGTGTTCAGGGATACCCTCGATCTGTCCGTCTAGGTTCTTAATATCTCGATTGATCAGTGAACGCTCTTCGTAAAGCTGCTCGCGCTTCTTATCCAGATCGTCAAAGTTGATCCCCACGAGTTCCTTTAGTGTGAGCAGTTGTTTTTTTGGCTCCATATCAAGGAAGGCAAGAGGGTCAAACGAGAGCTTGCCGATCAACTTGTCGAGCACCGCTTGCGGCGAAGGAAACTTCGGGCCGTCCTTTGGTGTAACGGTTAGCGTGCTTCCCGTCTTGGTAAACTTGCGCTCTACAACGAACTCACCAAGATCAACCTCGATTCTCGCGTGCTTGGCGCCGTTGCGAATCGGTTTCTCTGGAATTAACTTTCCGCCCCCCAGGGCATAAGCAATGGAATCAAGCGTGGAGCTTTTTCCTTGCTTGTTGTCGCCGCCGATGATTACCGTGTTTCCATTCGGCGTGATAGTTACTGCCTGAACGCGTTTCACGTTCTCGACTGTTAGTTGAACTATTCTCAATCCTTCGCTATGACCGTTTCCATGCTGACTCATAATTTTTCCTTTCTTTGCCAAACCTTCTCCACTCAAAAGAGTTTTCTTAGTCGATGAAAATCAAAATCCTTCTTTTCAATGCTGCATAAGAACCAACTGGGCTATCATCACGGTCGTACCCGCCCTATAAAGCGGGCGGTGCTGGTGAGCGGTTTCTTATGCCGCAACCGCAGACGCCTTCTCAGCGCAGATAGCGATCATTCCCATTCCGGCCATCTGCTGTGCCAGCGGATCGCTGGGCGAAATTCCAAGCATCGTTGTTGGCGTGAGCAACTTCCACAGCCCAAGAACCGCGCCCAAACCCATGAGCGTTAACGCAAGCCCCTGATCGCCAACCCACCCGCCAAGCTGAAGGTAGTTATGCTCTTGCCCGTCAAATAAGTTGACATCGGTAAACGACCCTTGCTTGTTATCGGCGATAAGTTGTCTTAGCGTTGCCGGATCGGGATTGTCGTAGGCGGCAACCTTGAAAAACACAACGTCGGCGGTATGGCCCTGCGGTTGTTTTGTTTCTGGATTCTCAGGCGCATCACAGCACTTGCCGCAAGTACACGCACCACGAATCGAATGAGCCACGATGTAATCAATCAGTTCTTTCATAAGCCTCCAAGCCTGTTACCAAGACCGCGAAGCGGCCACAACCGTGAACGTGCGCCTCGTGCTGCGCCGTTCGCTCACCAAAAACGTATCCAATCAATGCCGTCAAACTCAAAAGCAAGAACGAAGATCACAATCGCAAACAGTCCAAGTGCTGCCAGTAACATTCCATACTTACGATCATTAACGAGGACTGAATCAGCTTCTCGTGTTGCGCTTCTTACTGCTCTGTCGCGATCTGGAATCTCTAGCGTCCACGGTCTAACTCCACGATGCTTGATGATGTCGAGCTGTGATCGTTCAGACATTTGTTTTTCTCCTTCAGTAAGAGAGGTAGACCAAAATCAGTCAGTCTGCTCATGCAGGTGAAAGCTCTTCAATCAACACTTCGATCCGCTTGGCTGCTTGCCTTGGCGTTTTCAGCGTAAAGTCATGGAATAGCGGGTGGGCTTCGTCAGGCGTCAGACCCAACTCCCTTGCGGCGACAAGCAACGGCCTTTCAACGACGTGATACCCGTTTGGCGAAACGTAGTCGAAGTCTAATCGTCCAAAATCGCCAAAGCTCTTGGGTACCACGTCCCGCCTTAAGCGCATCTTGTAGCCAGCGAGATCAAGCGCGTGGCCCGCAATACACATTGCTGTGCCGCATTCGGTGCGCTTAGCAACGACGCGCATGTTGAAGTGTTTCTTGTGGCGCATTCGTAGAAATCGAGTTCGCAGCTTCTTAAGTAGTTCAATGTTTGCCATTTCACTCACCCCTCTTCTTTCCTGACACGATGAACCGAAAACTTTTGGTAGCGGGGAACGACGCCCTGCCCGCGCCGGTGTTCCCCTTTCGTTAGTGAGCCTTCGCCAACTACCTTGATACCTTCTTGGCGCAACCATGCTGACAGGCCATGTTGTTGCGTTGCTTGCAATGCCCCGGTAGCCACGAGCATTTGCGGCATGTCCTTGCGCGGCGGGATTGGATACTTCACCCGCTTAGGCTCTAGTGGAATGTCAAAAAAAATGAATTGCGCGAGTGCGAACAGGGACGTAGAAGTGATCTAGGCTAAGACGCCCCACCGCCCGCTTTCGAGAGCGGACACTCGCGCAAACTGATTGTGGCGAGGTTGAATGCGACCACGCGCTTATCACGCACCCAACTTCAACGCGCCACAGGGCGGCTTTATGTGCGTAGCCACAATTTCCGCTGCGCACCCAACAGCACGTTTCCCAACCACAAAATCAAAGAACCGAAAAATGAATTGCGCGACCCGCAGGGATTACCAACTTCGAACCACGGGACCGTCAGCCGTGAACCGCATTGGCTCGCCTGTAATTTTCAGGTAGCTATCCCACTCATCAATGAAACGAACGAGGCGACTGCGCTCAATGTAGGAAGGGTTGTCGTAAAATGATCGGCGACTCTCCTGGCACGAGCGTCATGTGGCGCGAGCCGCGTGTTCCGATTTTGCGAGTAAAGAAATAACCGCCCATCGCCATGACAAATTCATGAAGCTCGGAGTGCTTGCGGAGTATTTCTCGCGCCTGCTGTTCCACGAACACCGACGCGGCCTTCGAGGCTTTGCCGTAGTGGCTTTCAATTTCCTTTTCGGGTCTCATCCTGCTTTGCCTCAAGAACTGAAATCTACAGGGTGCGCTCAAATAATTCCGGGGCTGCGTAGAGGCGCGATCTGTGCAGAAAGAACCTTTTCCGCAGCCCGTTCTCAGGCTTCACCCGAGCCTGAAACTCAAATCTGTCTACCTTCTGTCGCATGGGCGATTCGCCTCACTGTCCGGTCTAACCAAAAGCACTTAAAGAACTTTGACGGAAGCATGAAACCCTTCGGGGATAGCCTTAACAAAAACTTAACTTGCAATCACTTTTGGAAGTTGTAGGGTGGGAATATCACTTAGGCCCACCGCTTTTTTGGGTCTTTTAGGGGCGTATGCGGTGTCAGCCGTATGCGCCTCAGTTTTTCTCAGGCTGCGTACTCAATCACGTTGTGGGTTTCCTTAGCGCCGCCTGAACTTGCGGAGCGTTCTCAATGAGCATTCGGACGAAGCCAGACTTAGACCGATTGTCCTTGTCACTGGCGACTTCCACGGCGCGGGCAACGTGCGGCGGGACCAGCGCGCCGACCATTTCTAATTCGGGTTTCTTTTTCTTTTTAGTAGCCACGAACGACCTTATACCTTAAAGGTTCTTAAAAAGCAACAAGATTCTTAAATAATATAAATCTATCTTCCAAACCCTCAGAAATGTTAATGAAGTGGAAATATGCCTAAGGAAAAACGTAACAAGATGATCGGCGCTCTTGTGCCCCCGTCGATCAAGAAAGAAGTTGAGGCGATTTGCGTAAACGAGGATCGCTCTATCAGTACGGTAGGCTACATGCTGCTAATGAGGGCGTTGGAGCTTTATCGACTGGATGGCTCGCTGAGAAACAACGAAAGCCTTCTGTCTATCGTTGCAGGGCTAGCTGAAGACCTTTACTCAACCCCGGAACAGAAGAAACCCGATGCCGCCGCAAAGCAGTCAAAAGTCAAACTGAGACGTACCGCGTGAAACTTGCTCGTCCCTGCCATTGGTGCGACGCGGGAACCGCCCTTGACGCGGGTCGGTTATGCGCTCCCTGTCGTAACGCGGCAAGCGGTCTTGGGCGGCTCTCACTAAACGAACTGGACGCCTTGCCTTACGGCGTTATGTCGGTTGATCTTCAGGGCAACATCTTGGCCGTTAATCGCCCTGAGCAGGAGTTCGCCAAAATAACCCTTGCGCAGTCGCTCGGTAGGAATTTCTTCACTGAGATCGCGCCCTGTGCCCAGGTACGCGGATTCAAGAGTCGATTCGAGGCCTTTATCAAAAGCGGTCGGGCCGTGCATGGCTTCCGCTTTACCTACCGTTTCCCTAACGGCCCTATTGTCGTGGTAATAGAACTCGTTAGAGCGTCCGAAAAGACCGTTATTATTGCCAGGCGTATTCCTGCCAGCCGCTAACCACTCACCGAACCCCTGACAGTTAGTAAAAACTCCTAACAAAACTGGCACAAGCCTGGACGGCGAAAGAATCTTTAAGAAGTTTGCGAATTAAGTTGACACCTTTAAGGTTCTTTAATATACTGCTGCGCGTGGACACCAAGGCTACAGACAATTACCGACCTTCCCGCTCCGAAAGAATAGCCATGCGGAACTTCGTGCTTCGCCACTTGCTACTGCTCTCGGATTTGGAGATTGCGGTTTTGGTTATTCGGTACACCGCACTGGGCAACCGCTTTTTACCGAGCTGGAAGCAGATAGCGCCGTTGGTTAACGAGGACTGGCAGACGGTGAAGAACGTCCACGATATGACATTGCTGCTATTGGCGCGGCGAACCGAAGAAAAGTATCTACCTCATACCATGTGGGACTTACAGGCAGACGTTGAAAAGGTCAAAGAGGACGCACGGCGCAAGAGTGCCGGTGCAATGCAGTCGGGACGGCTGGTGAAGCAACCCTGTCAAAACTGCGGCGCGGGCGCTGAATTCTCAGAAGGCCATCACCGTAATTATTTCAAGGCGCTCGCGGTTACGTGGCTATGCCATCCCTGCCATCTGGCGGAACACGCAGAGAACCATCAGATAAACGGCGCGATGCTAATCCCGACGAGCGAGATTTTAGAGAACCATGAACGGCTCGGACTGTAGCGCTAGGAGATTTTGATACTCGTCATGGAAACGAACGGATCACAGATAGGCAAACTGAAAATGACAACCACACAAATTATTAAACGCTGCACAGAGAAGTTGGGCATGACGCCCGACGAGGCGAAGTGGGTAGCAGAAAATCTCTATACCTACGAGTGTCCCGATTGGTCTGAGTGGTCATGGCAGCAAATCGACACATGCCTTAGAGGCGTTCTGTTTTTCAGAGGCAAGACAGACACTGAAGTGATGACGGCGTTAGCGGGATGAACTTCGGATCGCTCTTTTCAGGTATTGGCGGAATGGATTTGGGGCTTGAGCGCGCGGGAATGGAGTGCGCGTGGCAGGTTGAAATTGATCCCTTTTGTCGCAAGGTTCTAACGAAGCATTGGCCTAACGTACCAAAGTTTAACGATGTCAGAGAAGTTGGAAAACACAATCTTGAACCAGTTGACCTTATCGCAGGCGGGTTCCCCTGTCAGCCTTTTTCCATCTGTGGAAAGCAACTCGGATCGGGGGACGCTCGATACCTCTGGCCGGAAATGCTTCGAATCATTTCTGAGATTAAACCCCAATGGGTTGTCGCAGAAAACGTTTCTGGCCTCGCTTCTAACGGCGGAGTTGAGCTTGAACGAGTGTGTAGCAGCTTGGAGCTTGCGGGGTATCAAGTGTTCCCGCCGCTTAATCTTCCAGCTTGCGCTTTTGGCTTACCAACCTTGGAACGGCACCTCTGGATTATTGCAACGACCGCTAGCGAGCGACTCCAAGGGCGCGAAGAAATCCAGGACGCGAACAACCGAGATGAAGGGCAATTACCGCGAGCAAATCAGGGAGTCGATAAGCGATGGCATTTATCCGAATCCAGAGTTTACCGAAGCCGTAAAGGGATTCCCTATCTCTTGGAGCGAAATCACGGACTAGGAAACGCAGTACCGCCGCCTATGGCGAAGTGGATCGGGCAAAGGATTCAAGAGACAAGCGCATTAAGCGGATAAGTTTCAGCCAAACAGGAGACTACATGCCAGAAAAGAATTCAGATCAGGTGGTAGATGAAAACCAGAACCGAGGAAGCCTCGACATCACGGAAGGTAAAGACAGTCTGGTTGCGGTAGCGAAGAAAGATGATCGGTTTGATTCTGTGGTTGGCGCATTCGACGAGGTTGAGCGACTAATCGGCTGGCTTGGCTATATCCGGGAAAATGAATATAGCCCGAGCGAGAGAAAAAGACTGATCTCATCGGCCAAAAGGTTCGCAGAAATTGCGCAGCCGATCGCGAGTAAGCATCTCGATTGAGGTTCTAATCAGCACGCGCTCTTCTTGCGCTCGTCGTTGGCCAAACAAATAAGAGGTAGAAATGGGAAGCACTGAAATTGACGACTGTCCGAGAGTAAAACTTTTCCTGGCTTGGGAGTGTCCGACTTGTGGAGGACTAAACATCTACAGCGAGGGCGAGGAGCGACAACGTGCATGCCGATGCGGGACACGAGTAGCTGTCGGCGCTCGCTGGGTTGATGACTCCCGCGCCGCACTGATCGCCGCTGCAAAAGCCGCACTGGAATACGTTGACGGTTTAGACGAGGACACGCCAGTTGATACGCAATGTACAGAATGCGTTCAAGGCACTGTCTATTACACCAGGGGAACACCGCGTCCTGAACTTTGCTGGATACACCAGCTTCAGGCTGCAATACGAAAGGATGGTCAGTGATGGATAACATTTATTTGAGGGGCTCAGAAGATGTGCGAAACGCGGGCAGTGCGATGCGCGAAGCGGCGGCAGAAATGTCTCGTGCCGCAATGAATATTCAAGGCACGGCAGACCAGCAGCAACGGTTCCTTGATGACTGGCTTATGCGCTTTACCGATACCGTGGAGACACTCGCCCAAACGCTCGCGGTTAAGGAGGCGAAATGAGTACACGCGAACAGCGAATCAACGCGCTGCCAGAAGAACTCTTGATTGAAGCTAAGCGTGAACTTGAATGTCAGGAATGGTTCATCGCACTGCCAGATAACGCCAGCGAGGACGAGGCCGTGTTCAGCCTCGCGCTGGAAATGCAAGAAGCAAGAGCAGAGAGGGAAGCGGCTTAGTGGAATAGAAAGAAGTGAGTGGACGTGGGCCATAACACAGTAAAGAACGCAAGCGGAAAAGCGGTGACAATCGAGGAGGTCGAAGAACTCTTTAGTTTCTTGCAGGGCAACGAAGTTGAGGGCATTCATTGCGAATTTATGCCAACCCTAACGAAGCAGGAAGCATTCTCTGTTGTTTACTTTTTGCAGGAGCATATGAACTTGTTGCCGGACTCTGTTGAGCAGTGCTTGGAATGCCTAACTCTGGTCGATAACGACTCCGAGGGGTACTACAAAGAGGGTGTTGGGCACTACTGCGACAACTGTTCACTGCAAGTTGAATAGGGGCAGCTTAGATTACTGGAAGTGAAGGAGAAAGAAATGGACGATTCAAATAATGAAAACCAACCCGCTCAACGGTGGACTTCCGGACTCTATACCGAGCCTCGAATAGTGTTCGTCTTTCGAGATGATGAGTTCGATCACATTTTGCGATCCGTTGATGGCTGGCCCTACGACAAGCGCGATTTATTTCTAACTGAAAAAGAGGCGATCAGTGCCGCGAGAAAGTTAAGCATTGCGGAGATCGACCGCCAACAGAAACGAGTCAACGCACTTGATGAGCGTTACGACGCCATTGAAGACGCAGAGATGGCCCAAGCAAATGGATAAGTGCGATTGGCATAAGGACGATCAGCCTGTCCATCCATATATAGGGTGCGAGTTTTGCGGGACAATGCTCTCCACCAAAACTTGCGCCGGCTGCCGCCAGGACTTCCTCGACTGGGAAGATCACTCGTTCGACGACATTATCGCGGGACCATATTGTTCTCTGAGTGGGGATTTGATGTGCACGAGATGTGGTCCACAGAGCGACGCTAGAGCAGAAGATGCAGAAGATGCCGAGAGCGAGGCTTACGAAGATATATGGCTCGACGAGGTATGAGCCTATTCAAGCAGAGGAGATTCAATGAGACGCAAGACGGGTGAAGAGTTGAGGTCCGCACTTGAGGCAAAGCGAGCCTTTTATCGCGAGTGCGTTGTCGAAGTGCCGGGCTGGATGCCTGAGGTTGTAGGCATCTTTATCGGCGGGTGCGTTGCTCGCGGCGTCGGATCTTCGTTCCGCGCGCAAGCCCACGCGCACAACTCCCGAGTGCTAAAGACTCGGTTTGACATAAACACGGGATGGATTTGCATTCGTTCTATCGCTCGCCTGGGAAAATATCACGCGGTGGCGCAAGGCGATGGTTCTACCCTGATCGTTATTGACAAAGCCTCACGGCTCTTAATGCATGAATACGCGCACATACTCTGTGAAGGCCACGGCCATGATGATAAGTGGCGCAAGACCATGAAGCGATTAGGGCAACCACTGCCCGCCCAGTATCAAAAAGGAATCGCGGAATGGAATGATAAGTGGGAATTGTAGGCTGTGGCCCACTCAGAAGTGTGAGCCAAACAAAATAAGGGAGAGAAATGGAAGATAAGAAGCTAGTGGACGAGGGGCAGAACCCTTCTATTCCAGAGAACACGGATCGTAAAGACAGTTTGGTTGCGGTTGCCCCGCCGTTCACAGAGGGGCCGTGGAAAGTTGAGACGCCACGCGACCGTGAGGACTCGTTGTCGGACGAAGGCGATCCAGAGTGGGACGAATCCTATCCTAAAGGCGTTACGGTTCGTGCTGCGTGGGCCACCCCGCGAGAAGGATTACTAGGATACGAAATCTGCCGGATGGCGGGCGTTCACAAGCGCACACTGCCTAACGCCCGACTGATAGCCGCCGCTCCTGCGCTTTATGAGCGACTAAAGGACGTGCTGCAACGTTGCGCAGAGCGCGAAGTCTTCATGTGTGACGACTTTGCTCACGATGGCGATTGCAACTGTGAGGGAGACAAAGCGTACGCCGCGATTGCGTTGGCATCAGGCCAGATGCCGCCTCGCTGAAAGCGGGCAAACAACCGTGATGACGGGGTAAAGGTGTTCTACCCCTCGTCCCCAAAAAGTATTTATGAGATGACGATCAAGATTTATTTAGCGTACGACGAGCGCGTAGCCACGACTAAGGTTATGCGCGTATCGCGCACCCTGATTTTACTAACTGGAGGATCGCAATGGGACAGTCAACAGATGGATGTATTGCCTATGGCGTCGTGTTCGAGGATGGCTACGAATTTCCGTGGGATGCCGAGCCTTTTAACGGCGACTTAGAAGAATGGTGGCGAGTAGAGCAAGGGTTTGATGCGAGCAAGGGCTATCCCGCCGAAGGGTGGCTTGATTATCAAAAGCAGTTCGACGCTGCGCACCCTCTTCCGGCACAGGTCGAAAACTATTGCTCTGGCAATTATCCAATGTGGCTACTGGCTGTGCCGTCTAGTCGCCGTTCTGCCTCGCGGGGCGAGCCTGAAAAACTCGACGCGCTACCAGATGTAACGGAAGCGGAAAAAACCGCGTTGCGAGAGTTTTGTGCCAAGTATCAGTTGACCCCGGAGAAAGCAGAGGGATGGTATCTCTATAGCTACTGGGGATAGCGCGAGCGTACCAACACGGCGAAGCCGGTACAACCGTGATGATGGGCCAGTCGCTCGCGGTAAGCCCAAAATAAAATGCTGAAACAGCGAACACAACTCAAGAGAGTTAGATTCAAGCGTCCCCACGTAGCTAAATCAGGAGTTGGCGGGGCTACGGCGAGCGCGTACCCCAAGATTAGGGATCGCCAAGACATCAGAGGTTCAAGGTCGCTGCGGGTTGGAAAGAAAGGCCGCGACTGGATTGCTGTGCGGCGCCGCCTTAGCGCAGAGTTTGCCGCCAGGGGCATCGTGTCCTGCGAGCTAGGCTATGAGTCATGTTGGGGACAAACGGCGTTGGGGTGGGCACATGGCCGCAAGCGTCGGCACTTAAAAGACAACGAGCTGGAGACGCTGGTAATTCTTTCCTGCAACCCTTGTCACGACAAGATTGAGTATCTGCCGCCGGCTGAAATGTTGGCGATTGTTCAGGACGTTATCTCCAATAGAAGAAAGGTTGCATAGATGGCAAAGAATAACGAGACGCCGAAAGGATTTACATGCGAGTGCGGCGAGTCCCACGCCTTTGGTGTGTACGTGTTCGCGCATTGGGATGAGGCGTTAACTCACACATGCGACTGCGGACGTAAGCATGTTATCCGCAGCGGGCTGGCAACGCTCATCAAAGAAGCGAAGAACTTGCGGAGTAGAAAGCGATAGAGGCTACTAACCAAAAATAAATCAGATTCAGAATTCAGGTTAATGAAGAAGTAGAACCAAGTAAAAAGCATTCAGGTTAATGGGAACAGAACCCTTCTAGCCCAGTTCACGGATTCGCGCATATTGCGCGCCCTGCTTCTAGCGGATGAACTCTTTTCTAACTTACGTTTTCACGGCGCGCCGCAACTATTAAAACTCGTTACACTAAGCGCATGGGCATTCACCGTTGTTGATAGTTCGGGCGGCACGGTCTCAGCCACAACCAACGTTATTCGGTTCTCAGCCCGCGAAGTTCTCAGAACTACGTTCGCTGAGTTAATAACATCCCGCGTGTTGTCCATAGTGGAATCTACATTGCCACCAATCTGAATTTCAAACGGGCTGGATGCGGAATCTCTGAAAGTAAATACCGCTTCTCCAATCGTGAGCGTGTTTCCATCCTGCGGTAAAGAATCTCCAATAAAGACAATTTCAGCCAAGAGGAATGGATGCGGGTGTATTCCATCGCCATCAATGTCGAGGAACTGAGTGTCAGAGATAAATCGCGCGCGGATGAGTGTGAGTTCCATAGCGTTAGTAAACGTATCCAAACACGTCGATCACAACTGTTGCTGTGATTGATGTGTCGTTAAAGGCACAACCGAACACGTCGGCTGCTGTGCCGATCTTCCAAACGACGTTTGAGCCATTACTAATCTGAGAGAAGCCAAGCGCAACGGTGGCGTCGGTGATTCCGGTAAGTGGCTGTGCACCTATGCTCCCAAAGTCGCTCACGCCCGCGTTGAACCCAAAAAACATCGCATCGCCCATTGTCGCTAAACTTGCGCTTGCGTTTCTTAGAATCACTTTCGTAATCACACAATGCTTCAGCGCGGGACAGGTATAAAGAGGCTGTTTAGTGCCCACGTTCGTATCGACGGTGGTAGTCGAGAGAAGCGTATCCGCGAAGTCTTGAATGCTCGCCGCTGTGACTGTCGCGCTCGCTGGAGTTTCACTAACCCAGTCTGTTCCGTTTGACGTGAGTACGTTGCCATCTGTACCGGGTGCAACACTGGGAACATTGTGAGAATCATTCAGACCTTTTGGAGTAACGAACTTAGTATCGTTTGTTCCTGTATCTATCTCTGCTCCCGTGGCTTTGACTGGCACTGTTCCTATGCTGAACGGCCCGCTCCAAACATTCGTACTTAGACAGACGTATTCGCCTTCACTGCCGCCGCCAGTCTTAACAAACACATCATCGGGAGAACAGGTTGCGGGGAGAGTCGCACCGCCGCGAATCTTGCGGGCCTTATTGCTTATCACTTGGCCCACCATCAAGAAGGGAAGGAAGGGAACGCCAGCTTGAGGCCGATAGATACCAAGCACGATCATGGCAACGAGGCCCAAGAAGATAAGACAAGGTGTGCGATACGCGCAGAACCGTGAACTCTCGCCTCGCGCTCGTCGTTCGCTCAACATAGTTCTATTCATATTGTTTTTCATTAGAGTTGATACCAGTTTGAGCCTCTGCGAATGAACTGGTAAATCAGGCCATTCGTTGCTACGACATTTGCACCCGTGCGCGTAAGTATTCCTGATCCGTTGACGAAAGTAGTGTTAACGTCTCCAACCCTCACCCGAAGAATCTGACCAACTACCGGATCGTCAAAAGTTGAGATCAATGTTGCTCCTGCATTAGCAGTAACAAAGTCACTTGCTCCTATTACGCTTGGAGTCGTATCGAGGGAGGTAAATGATCGTTCAACAATAAACGACTCCGCGCCCGTTAGCTTAATGCCGCCCGTCTCGTTGAATGTCGGCACTGTATAGGTTAACGCTGCCGCCGGATTCACTATGATGTCATAGGTTCCCACCGCTCCCACGCTCGCCACTAGCCGCGTACCGCCAGGGGAAAGTGAACGCTCAACAATGTCGTAATTAGTTGCGTTTGGTGATTGCGTCCAAGTCAGACGAATTAAGTTCGAAGCCGAGAGGGTCGCGTTGGACGTTGTTACGACTATCTCGTTGGACGCGAGAGTCCGGTTGCCCGCCACATCTTTGGCCATTACCGCAAAAACGTGGGTGGTCGCGCCCCCCGTGCCAATCACTGAGTAGCTTAGATCCGAAATCGCAGCCAGTCCCGATAGCGTGACCTCGCCGGTGCCCATAACGGGCAGATTGTTCACGATACCTATCAACGGACGTGGGGCGCCCGTTGACATGCTGCCATCCAACGTTAGGCTTCGATTGTTCAGAACGTCAGAGTGAGAACCCACCAAACGGAACCCAAAACTATCCGCAGCTTGGCCCGTCCGAAACGTATTCAGACCCGCATCAAGCAGGGGCTGTGTTATTGTGCCGCCCCCGGTGCCCACGGTGTTCTGGTCCCACAGCACCGAACTCGCTCCCGCTTGGTCTCTAATGAACGTCGCCACCCATAATTCGGAGTAACCTTGAAGGCTACAGCCGATTACAGACAGACGAATGGCGTTCCGAACATTAAAAACTGGAGCTGTCGTGGTGTTAGCTGTAGCGGTTTGCCCGCCACGAAGGGAATTGACTCGTCCTCCAATTATGGTGACTGGAGTAAAGCCGCTCCCAATCAGGTCGAGGTACTGAGTGTTGTCCTCGCCGTCATCCCCGATCATGGTGATAGCGTCAGACACAATGCCATAGGCTATTACCGAGTTTGACGTGAAGGTATTGTTAACGCCTCTAAAGCTGCCACCTGCCAGTTCAATGGCCTTGTCAAACCCAGTGAGCGACGTATTACTTATTCGTATCTGCTTAACGTTAATGTGATCGAGAAAAATGCCAGTGCCTGATTGATTTGGATACGCCCCTCCCCCACCGTAAAGCTTGCAATCCTTGATCTGGTGGAACTCATTATTTGCCCCCGAAGCGTTCTCGATCGTGAGTCCTTTATAGGCTGCGCGAGTGGTGTTCGCGACGACAAAAAGCGACTGGAAGACGTTCTGTGATGAGATAGGCGGGTAGCCGCTGTTGACCATCGTCACATATATATTCCTGGCTGGGCCGGCCGCTCCTAAGGTCGCCGCTCCGT